CAGATGCACTTGGGCTTTCAAGACTTTTTAAATGATTATTCATCATAGCGATAAGCTCCTGTTCAGTAGCGCCCTGCAATTTGTTTCTAGAAAGTATGCCTGCTCGCTCAGGTGACATTTGGTTTGATGGCATAAGAGCCAGCTTCCGTCCTAGCGCCTTCGGGTCACTTTCCATGATAAGTGCGATTTGGTTCTCCGTCAACGCGCCATTGAGTTCTTCTTTAATAATTTCTTTTAATCGCTGCTTTGTAATTTTCATGTGTTGGTCTCCTTTAGAATATCGTTTAAAGCAAAGTTGATTTTATCAACTTGGGTAAGTTCCTTTGTGAAGGTAGGTGTCTTGTTTTCATTCATGCCCGTAGACACTCTCATGAAGGCTTCAGGAGTAGAAGGATCTGCAACCATATCAAAACAGATAAGCTGAAAGTCATCTTCTACAGTCAAAGAACCCATAGATTCTTTAACAGATCCCATTCCTCTGGAGGAGATACCTAGCTTGACATTAGAGTTCAAAAGATCTTTAAGTATTTTACCAGATGGAGTATCTAAGACTTCAATCTTGCCCATGACGCTATCGCCATCCCACCACATCTTTGTAATAAGGTGAGAGGCATTTTTAAGATTAATGACAGAATCGTCGGGATGGTCAAGTTCTCCGAGGGCTCGCCTCTCTCGGACAAGATTTTGATAATGTTCTATCTCTCGCTCCAAGACATTCTTAGGATAAACTCTGCCATTGCCGTTCTTAGTGCCTGCTTTTTGGCAAATACCAACAAGAAACACTGCTCCGGTGTCGCGGCGGGCTCTTTCGCCTTCGGTCAATACGTCAAGAACGCAGTTTCCATCAGGGCAAAGTTCATAAAATTCTCTAATAAGTTGTTTACTCATATTTCATTTCCTAAAAAAGAAGCAGGGCTCGCCCCTGCTTGGTATGACTTCCGCTGCAACAGCGCCGAACGCCGGGTGTGTTTTGTCTTCGCATTCTATTGTACTCCTAAATATAAAATACCACAATAAATAGTATCTTTAAGGACTTAAAGCATCATTCATTTTTATTTAAGGTGATAGAAACTCCATCGTCGTTCACAAGGCGGTTTAAAATATACGATGTTCCCGACGAGAGGCACCCTAACAGAAAGATATTTACAATAGTAAATTCATATTGCCACAAAGAACAAAAAGGGCTTAAGAAAGCAAGAAAAACTCCCACCCAAAAGCCCATGCACATAGCACAATGAAATAGTTTTCCGGTTCCTCCTAGCCAATCTTTGGAAGGTCGGATTTTGTTGAATATAGACCCGTAAAGAATGATTTGTGTCATTCCATAGGTACACAGGATAAAATAAATCAAGTCCATTTAATTACATATTATATTGACCGGGCAGCCCATAGGGATTAACCCCTGGGACAATGCTTCCCTTTCTAGGCTCTTGTGGGACTTCTCCTAACGCTGTAGAGTCTTCCGGGGTAGGTTCAGTGAGGTTATCTTCTTCATCGCTCTGCATAGCGTCTTCATAATCGAATATTTCTCTTTCCCGGATCATAAATTTAGAAATAGAATAAAGCGTTGCGTCGATAGAGTTTACTTCTTCCGACTCAGAGATTATAGCTTCCATTGACATAAAAATATTACCGCCTTTAATACTATCGTATTGGATAACCCCGTCGGTTCTTAAATAATTAAAAAGCTTATCTTGGGTGGGATACACATGCTTAGAGTACTCCTTTTTAGGAAAAGTAACAATTTTTTTGTTTTCGGGGATAATGACAATATCAATATCTTTGTGATCAAAAATCATTAGATTTCCATCTAATGATTTTTTAACATCGAGAGCAACTTCTACAAGTTTTTTTTGTTTTATAGTTATTTTTATTTCGCTACTCATTTAATTCCATCTCGTTTAATAAGGTTTGTATTTTAAGAATACTTTTAAGGACATCTTGATTAATAGGTTGATTTTTAAAAGATTCAACAATCTCCTCAACTTTCAACATCTTTTCTTTAATCGGCTTATTTTCTTTAACAATGTTTGTTTTAAGAGTGTTCTTAAGTTTTGTTTTAATGCGACCTACCTCTTCGTTCAAAAATATCTTTAAACCCAGACCATTATCAGAAAACGAGGTAATATATTTATTAAGAAGTGTTTTTTGTTCTTGAAGAAGATTATTTCCATATTTTTCGTTATACTTTTTCATAAAAACATCAAAAGTAAGTTTATCTGAAGGTGTTTGTTTTTCTTCTTCAAGTTTCTTAAGTTCTTCGAGAAGCTGGCTTTCTAAGATAACTTTTTTCTTTGGAGACATATCCATATTCAAAAAGTTATAAATCGTAGCTAGGTTTTTGTAGTTAGGAACAAAGTTATTGAAAATATCTTTTGAAACATTAGTGTTGATTTCTTTAATCAAAAATGTCTGAGTCTTAAAAATTTGTTCTTTGTTGAGTTTGTCATGCTGAAATCTGGCTTCTTTGATTACTTTTTCTTTCATTTCCGCGCACATTTCTCTAGCTTCTAATATCGATTTGTAGATTTGCAGCTCTTTGTAAAGTTCGGTATCTTTATTAAAAAACTTCTTAAGCATCGCGAGGACTTTATCTTTTTTTTCTAAGTCTTCTGCTATGATATTTTTAACTACTTCGCGGGTCAGGCTTTCAAATACAAAAGCAGTGTTTCTTTTTTTATTATGTTTAAACTTCATCTTTAGATTTGTTCTCCATCCCTGCTATGAGGTTATCAATATCTATTTTTCTTTGAAATAAAAGTTCTTCTTCCTTCTTATAAGTAGTAGCAAGTTTTTCTGCGACTATCCCCTTGCCTAAACTTTTCATTGGTTGGGGTATACCACCTGGTGCTTTCATTTGTTTTGAACGGGGACCGGAAGAAGTTCGCTTGTCGTGAGTGACTGGTTTATGCCAACTCAGCTTTGAATCGGTAGTGGTGGTCTTTTTTCTCCCCATATTATCTACTTTTGTTGTTTTATAATTTTCATCATCTCTTTTACCGGGGGCTGTTATAAGCCCGCCGGTTGGTGATTCCTCTTCTGCTGGTTCTTCCCCTCCGAGATCATCGCCTCCTAAATCACCTAAATCTTCTTCTCCACCGAGGTCATCTTCGCCTTCACCTCCTCCAAAGATATCTCCTTCGCCTCCGGTATCAAAACCAGCACCCCCGCCGACGCCCCCTGCGGCTTCTTCTGCTGTTCCTTCAAGGGCAGTTTCGTATTTCTTGTCGTAATATTTTTCTCGTTGAATTTGATTTATTTCTTCATGTGAAAGATTAAACAGCTTTTCGAAAATCCACCGTTTGCTGAAGAATCCTTCTGTAGCGGCGGAAGCAACATCAAACTTAGTTCGCCAGTGCTCCAATTCTTGAAGTTCTGCAATCTTCGAAGGATTATTTAACGTCAAGTTAAAAGAAATTAAATCTGGTCCTCTAAATCCCAATGTGAAGAGATGGATAACTCCTATTTTTTCTAATTCAGCAATGATTGAACGTTGGAGTCTCTGAATAGTTCGAGCGAAGCGAATATCTTTTTGAGAAAGGGTTGTTTTGTCCTCTGTATCGTCAGTTGACGATAAATAAGATGCTGGGATTTTAATAGCACTAAAAAGCTTATCACGTAAATATTTTACATCATCAATATCTCCAGTATATGTTCCGCCTGGTAGATTTTCAATTCGCGTATTGCTTTGTCCTCGTACCGGCACCCAGTAATCTTCTTCAACAGACATGGGATTATACCTGAGATCTACTCTTCCAGTGTCGGTATCGATAACTTGATTACGTTTCATTTGAGTCATGACTTTTTGCATGTATTGTTCCACATCTTCTGGGGCGATATTTCCAGTATCGATGTAGAAAACTCTTCGTTCTGGGGCTCTCACAATACGATAAGCCATCATGGCGTCTTCGAGCAAGGTGAGTTGTCGCCAGATACGTCTTGCGGGGTCTAGTACCGATGTGCCGTAAGGGGCGTGTTTGTCGTTACCTAAGATACGGAAATGAGCCATCTGCCAATTTTCGAAGGTAAGACCGCCCGAGTTCCACTGAAACTGGACATAATTAGGATTTGTTGGGTCTTCTCCTTCAAGTCGTTCAATTTCTTTTGCTGGTAAACCAATAACATTCTTAACACCTGTCTCATCATCCAGGTCTAAATAAAGGAAGTAGTCGCCATATTTGCACATAGTGCGGCACCATCCAAAAAGATTAAAGTCTATATTAAGAACGTTGTGATATAGATTTTCTAAAGTAAATCGAATCTCTTCATTCGGGCATTTAATCGCTAGAAGAGGACTAAATTCGTTAGAGGTCGTCATTTCATCAGCATAAATATCTAAAGCAGAATGAAGCTCGGGGGAATATTCCATTTGGTCAAAATCGAGATACCTCTCCATACGACTCTGGTTATTAAAAAAGTTTGATCCTAGATTCTTATACGGATCATAAGCACTTTTTTTAAATTCAAGACCGCCGGCGGATTGAAAATTATATTTATCCAGCTGCTTACGCCTTAACTTACGAGGGTTTTGTCTCCTGTAATCTGTGATAGGACCAGAAAGCAAACGAGTAAGTTGTCTAAATAATTTACTTTGAGGATTTTTTGTATTTTTCTTATTAACCATTTTCTAACCTTTTAAAAGCCAATTATAATCTTTATATTCTTTAATTTGATCTTGTTTTTTATGAGACTTATATCCCTGCATTCCAGGGATTGCAGTGTTTATTTCTGTTTTTGTCGTTGCCATAGCCCCTAAGAATGCTTTCTTGTATTCCAGTTCTCTCTTGTTTGTTTCAAATGCCGTGTCTCTAACCCAACAGCTTATAGCGCAAGCCATAACTAAATCATCATTATATTTTCTCATGGCTTGTGGGCGACCATTGTGCCAAATGAATGTTTTCATCTCCTCAAGTAATCTTGTCGAATATATCGTAAGTAGTTTATTTCTAATGAATTCTTCCATTTTTGCAATTATTAAAGGGCGAGTTTTACTAGAGGTGGTAAAGCCTGCGATAGCGTTATTAGAATACTCGGCAGTTACTTGATCTACATACTCGTGAGAAGATTTATAAGAGTGGTACACATTGGGATATTCTCTTTCTGCCAGCTTGTCCAGTACCGTATGTCCTGCGGCTAAATTTTCTACAACAATCATGCAATCGCCATATTCTTTGCCGGCATCATAGAGTATACCAGAAAAAATATCCGGTGTTAACTTTCCTTGATACTCTCCTACGATTTCATTTGTTTCTATCTTGATAACATGAAAGGTAGAATAATCTTTACCGTCGCCGCGAGCGACGTCGGCTGAGATAAGGTAAGTCGATTCCGATTGGTACTCTTCCCAAATCCAAAAATTCCTATCAAGTCCAGTTTTATGTTTGGGAGGTTTTACGCTGTTGGCAATGTAAACTAAATCGTCAGGATGAAACACAGTTTCTCCCGACATATTGAAGTTACATTCTAATTCCTGGGCAATCTGCCTCCTAGACATGTTACGAGTTTCTTTTTCAAACCACCCTTGGTCTCTATCGGGATGGACATCCCACATTAGTTTGGTGGGGAAGAAATCGTTGTTTTCCGAGATGGAGTCCACATATGTTTGATGAAACCAGTTGCCGCAGCCATTCGGCGTTGAAAGAGCGATGCATCGTCCGCCAGTAGACAGGGTAGAATATAAGCCAGTCCACAAGTCGTCGAGTCCGTCAACGTGTGCAGCCTCGTCAACTACTAACAAAGATAAAGCCTCAGATCGTCCAGCGTCGGAGCTAGTCGAGGAGGCTTTAATCTGCGAACCGTTAGAAAGCTCAAAAGAAGTTCTATTGTCAATAGAGATATTTGCTATCTGCATCCAAGGGGGAAGATATTTAATAATCGATTTAACTTTCTTTACAAGATTAGCTGCTGTTCCAAACTTTGTTGCAATGACAAGAATGTTCTTATCTCGGTGGAACATCATCATCCATGCGATGTAAGCAGCAGAAATAGTAGAAATACCTAACTGTCGTGCCTTAAGAATGACATTAAAACGGTGGTCATTAAAATCTTTCAACAACTGTTCTTGAAAGTTATACAGCTTGAACGGAATTAAACCGCGCATTGGATGAGCAATCTTAGCGTAGTTGTTGATAAAATAAGACGGGTCTTTTCCCGCTTTGACAATCTCAGTTAGTATTTCTTTTTTGGTAAGATTATACGGCATTATTTTTGGTTATATTATCTACTAAGCTTTCCATGCACCTTCTGCGAGGAAATCTTGGAAATTGCGGTGGGTGTTTTTCACTGTCGTGTCTCCCTCCACAGTGTCAACACTGGATAGGTTTCCTACTTCATAGGTCTTAGTAGCGACAACAAACACTCTAACGCGGGAAGTCTGTTGGACTAAGGCATCGCAATCTCCAAGAGATTTTAGGTTAAGTGCTTTTTTGGTGATTTTTTTAAACTCTTTTTTGAGATAAGAAACAATGTCTCCCATTTTTCTTTCTAGGTCGTTTTCAAAGTTATTGCTATGGACATCTTTCAAAAAAACATCTGATTGATAGGAAATCATAAGTTTTTTTCCTACCATCTTAACCTTAAAACCATCCACAATACGACTATCAAGGGTGGGATTACCTACATCGCGAGAGAGACCAATGACAATAGGCTCTCCGTTTTCATCCAGAGCGCCGTCATACGCATTTGCCGCGCACTGCCCAATCGCTCTAATCACTTCTAAATCTTCTTTGCTAGACATTATCTTTATCTCCTGTGTTTGGTCGCCATCCTGTTTTCCAGCGTTCCTCTCTATTTTCTACATAGCTTATATAGCATTTAAAACAACAATCAAATTTTGTCATATAGACATCATCTTTTTTTTCTAACGAATATTCTTCGCAAACAGGACAGTTTCTTTTTTGTTCTCTATTAAGTAGTTTTTTTTTGATGAAAAAGCCATTAGTTTCAACCTTTTCTGCTGTCTCTTCTTTCTGGTTTCTCTTTTCTTGGATTTTCTTTACTTGTTCAATATATTCTTTTTCTTTCTCGGGTGTCCAGCCAGACTTAGGGTTTTGAATAGCTTCCTTGCCGTATTTATCTGCAATAGCTTTCTCTAGTTTGGCTACATAGTTGGGATCTTTCTCGCTCATTGATTAACCTTGAGGGCGGCGTAATAAACCCCAAGAGAGAGAAGACATCCCGCCACAATACCACCTATGAACCACCATTGTGTATGATCGTTAGGGCTATTTTTGACCAATTCTTGTAGACGAAAGATTTCTTCGTTCTTTATTTTTAGAAGTGCGGTGTGCTTCTCTTGTAAAGAATCATACTTAGTTTGTAGAAGCCCAAGTTTTAAAGTAAATTCTGACGTTATTAGTTTCTTTTGTAAATCTAGTTGTAGTTCATATTTCTTTAAAGCAAATTCTTTATCTAACTTTAGCTTGACGGACGCCTTTAAATCGAAAAGAAGACCTCCATAGGGCGTTTTCTCCCCTTGACCTATTACCGTTACTCTTCCGCTAGGACTTAACGAATTATCTGGGTCTGATTCTCCACCGAACGCAATCGCAGGTGTAAACACCAATAGAAAACATAAAAATATAGATAAAATCTTACTCAACAAAATCAACTCCAAACATTTCTGCTAGCTCTTTTGCAAGCTCTTCTGGTGTTCCTTTATATTTCTTGACCATATCGTCCATTTTTTCTTTCTTTTCTTTGGAAAGATTCTTCATGTCTATGTCGTGGTCTTTATTGAGCTTCTTCATAGTCTCTACATATTTGGCGTAAATCTCATCACGTCTTTTAATCTCAGAAGAATGGTTGTCTTCTAAGACTCTTATTTGTTTCTCGTAGCTTTCTTTATTAATTTCAAGCAGCTTGATTAACTTTTTATTGCGAGAAAAACTAAATGCTCCTGCAACCAATGCCAAAATAAAAAGCACCGGAACATACCAGTGCTTTTTAATCCATACCCAAACTTTTTTTAAAGTAAGCATATCATCAGGCTCCGTGCTTCCATCTTGCTGCTAGGTCAACCAGAGCTTCAGAACCGATATACATTACCGTTACTGCTACCCAATCGGCTGAATCAATATGATTATGGGCAGACAGCACTGTCGCTGTAACCCACGCAAGAAACTTGCGGCTAATAACCTTTTCTGTCATTCTATCTAAAAGTGCTTTAACTTTTTCCATTTTATTTCTCCTTGAAATTAGCTTTCATTAACTTTAGCATAACCATCTTCTTTGTTAATGATTATTTGCTTGTCTACGATATCTTTAAGTACTTCTAAATGTGAAATAAGAAAGATTGTTTTAAACTCGCCTTTGATTATGTCCAAGATGCGAATAAAACCTTCCATATTTTCTTCGTCTAGGGCTGTCCCTGGTTCGTCGAGAATAAAAATGTCTCCTTTAGGAAGCGTTGACACATTAAGGAGTGCAAGGCGGATTGCCATTGCAGTGATAGTTTTCTCTGCTCCCGAGCCCATTTCGATTGGTCGAGCGTCGTATTTAGGATGTTTAATCAAAATATCTAGCTTGGTATCTTCGTTCTCGAAAAGAACCTCAAAGTCTACAACATTAGATAAAATCTTCTGTATCTCTTGATTAATAACTGGAAGACTTCTGTTAATAAGATTTGAAGGAATACCGTTAGAGTGAACTGCTTTCATGTATAAATCATATACAGAATAGCTTGTATTTAATGTTTCATATTCCTTTTGTTCGATCTCAATCTGCTTGAATTGCTGCCCTAGAAATCCATTAGACTTGTAAAGCTCAAGCAATCCCTCGTTACATCTTTCGCAAGCTAAATCATTCGTGGTGATTACGCTTTCTATACAATCTTTCTCGTTTATAAGCGTCTCTAAGTTTTCAATAGCGTCCCTATGTTCTTCGTATTCTTCTCTTTTGTCAATCAACTCGTTAATTTCGTTAGTTAGTTTCAGACTTTCTGTCTTGTTTTCCTGTATTTTTAACTTGACATCTTTTATTTCTTTCTCGTGCTCGTTACTCTTTATTTTTGCGGTGTTATATTTGTTTATATACTCATTATTTTGCTCGTAATCTAAACCCCCTAAATCAGTGGTTTTTTGGGTCTTTGAGAGCGTTAGGTCATTTAAGGCTACCTTGGTAGTATCAATCGCTTTGGATGCCTTATAGGCGTCTTTAATGAACTTACACGACGAATACTCGGAACCACAAGGGACTTCACTTAGAAGAGACACTTTTTTCACTTGATTTTGATATCTTAAAGATGTTACTTCAATATCTTTTTCAATCATTTCAAGTTCACTGATTAAAGCATCGGCTTTTTCTTTTCTTTCTGTAGCGTCTTCAATATCAAAAATTTGTTGGAACTTTTCAAACTTATGGATAAACTCTATTTTATTTTCAATCTCTTCTAGAAACTGTTTTTCTTTTTTAGTTATTTCTTCCAGTTGTCCATTTTTGGCTTTAATCTGCTTTAAGACATTCTTGATTTGAATGACTTCGGTTGGGATAGAACTAATTTTTTCTTGTAATGCTAAGAGAGAATCTCTAAACTCTCCTGTCTGTGTTTTAAGCTCTTCACATTCTCTATGGCGGACATCTATTTTAGCTTCATTGAGGGCAAGTTCTTTTCTTTTATTTTTTAACTCGTCTTCAAACTGCCGGTCTTTGAGCTTTTTAATCGCTACGCGGAGGTCACCTGCATCATCCTTAGCTTTTCTATATTTCTTTTCAAAAACCTCCAGGTCGAGGAATTTAGCAAGGATTTCTTTTCGTTTTGTTGAGCCTTCGTTAATATAAGCGAGGGAATCTACCTGGGAGCCCATGGAAGTTAAAAGAAAATCTTCGATAGAACCGAAAACCGAGCGGATATTCTTGTCTGTTTGGGCTCTAGTGTCTCCGTTTAAGGGAGTTTCTTCACCTGTTAGTTTGTCTATCTGTGTAAATTCTACATTTGTGCGGGCTTCTATAGAAGTGTTTCCTTTAAGTTTCTTTTCATACTTCTCGCTAGTTCGTTCAATCCTGTAGGTATTAGTTCCAATGTCTATTTCAATAGTCCCGGAACCATTATCTTTATTCTGGTTGATAACGTTAAGATTCTTTCTTTCGTTCTTGGAAGTTGTATTAAACATGGTATAAAGTAAAGAATCAACAATGGAAGATTTACCAGAGAAGTTCTTACCGAAGATTCCAACGATTCCTTTTAGCTTGTTGAAGTTAATAGAGTTGTCTTCTCCATAGTTAAAAAGATTATCCCAGTTCAGGTTACTAACTGACCAGTGGATATTGCGGCTTACTTCTTCTTCATCGGTAACCAGCTTGTTGTATTTTTGATTAAGTTCGAATATTTGGTTTAAAGTATCCTCCTCTAATTCATAATCTACGAGGTGTTCAGAAATCAAGTTCTGTTGGACCTCTATGCTGCGAAGGTCATCTTTGAATACAGAGTTAATAATATCATTCTTGCCTTTCTTGCCAAATACATTTGAATAATAATTTACAGTCTCAGGGTTATATTTTGTTTTCGCAACATCGATGGTGCGTTTAATAACGTCGATAGGCAGATTAACATTAGAAACAAGGCGGAGGCGGCAACCTTCTTTAATCTGTGCTTTTGAGGGAATCTTCCCTTTCTTGGTTAAATTGATAGTCACGAAAGGCTTAGGGTTTTCAAGCGCGTAATGTTTTACTTTAAAGGTATCAACGTCTTTGATATCCCAAAGAAGAAATCCCTTTTCTTCTGACTCTCCGAAGTTTTGTTGTACGAGAGAACCGGCGTAGCGAATGCGACCTTCTTTATCTAACTCCTGATTGGGTTTATGAACGTCCCCTAGAAGAGCATAGTCGTATTCTGTGAGACGATCTAGGCTAATATCCCCATGAGTCATCGTCCAACCTGTAGAAGTTTTAACTCCTGCGACTGAACCATGGAAAAGAGCAATGTTTATTTTGTCCATGTCTGTAGGAAGAGTCCAGTTTTCTTCGTCTACGATAGATAACACATGAAAACAAAAACCATCTCCAACATCCACTTCCGCAGAGTGCTTGTGGAAGTGAATATCGGGATGGTTCAACGCCGCAACAAGGGGGGAAACGGCGTCGATCTTGGAAAGGTTGCGAAGGTTTAGATCGTGGTTCCCCAAGATAATATGATAGGGAGCAATATCAGCCAACTTCTCAAACATCCTCGCAGCCATGTCAAAATAAGACGGGCTAAGATTTAATTTGGTGTGGGCTGTATCGCCGGTATTGACAATGATGTCTGGTTTCAACTCTTTGAGTTTTTCGTAGAGTCGTTCGAACACCTGTTCATATTCGTAATGATAACGATAGTTACGAATATGCAAATCACTAATATGTGCAATCTTCATGCGTATATTATAATCACTATTTGCAGTTAATCAAGAGGTTATTTAAATCGTTATACTAGCGATCGAGGTCCGGTCATTGTTCTTTGACTGGTTTGCGCCTGGGGGACATAGGACCGACAGAGGAACCTGCAACTGCTCCAGTGCCCGAGGCAGAAGTTTCATCGAGTTCTTCTTCTTCCTTTTCATCCTTTTTCTTTTTTAAGAAATCGGTTTCTCTAGTTTTTGCATCGTCATCTAGGTCTTTCATGGTTCGTCCGCCGCGTAACGCATGGGGTCGTCCTGCTTCGAAGATTTTAACAACTTCTTCTTTAATGATTTCTTTAAGTCTTGTTTTCGTGATTTTCATTTGTTTGCCCCTGTTGGCTCTTCACTCAGCAGGCGCTTGATTATCTTCATTAGAGCAGCGGCATCATCACCACGCTGGATGGCCCGTGAAACCGTTGTATACACTATTCCTTCAAATTCAGTCCAAGGATACTCCGGTCTATGTGGGGCAATAGGATCAGTATAGTGGTCATCGTAGCCCTCGATCTCTTCTTTAATGATTTCTTTAAGTCTGGTTTTTGTGATTTTCATAAAAAATGCCTCTTTTATCTTCAATAAATAGTTGTTTTATAAGGAAAACAACCTTTCTGTTAGTAAATAGAATTTATCTTCTACCAAAGGAGATTTTTCTTTTCTTTCTTGGAAAACGTTCGGGGACATTTCGCCTACATCATTATACTCACTTAAGTCAACTTTGTAAACTTCTATTCCATAGTTTAGCAGAAGCGTCATTATCTTATCTTCTTTCTTTCGTGCGTCAGGGTCAAGTGCCATGTAAACTGTTGTGTCGTTCTTTACAATCTCTTGGAGAAGTTTGGATGACTCGCGCAAAGTTGAGCCCAAAAGAGGAACTGCGTTGGTTCCTGCGACGATTGCATCAAATGCTCCTTCAACAATGGTTAAATCATCCTCAAAGTCCAAGAAAAGGTGGTTAAAAACGATGTTACGGGATGCCTTGGGGTTTAGGTATCTCTTCCAGTGCCCATCGTAGGAGCGGGCAATAAAGTAGTTGCTATGACCATTTAAGGAAAAGGATGGAATGATGATTCTCTTGGCGAATTCTCCTGAATCACAGTAGCCAATCTTCCATCTTATAATGTCATCTTTTTTTATTCCTCTCTCGCGGAGATAGCGAAGGGCGGCTGACGCTGAACGAGGGACAGTTTTGTTCGCAAGAGATTTAAACTCTTTTGGAAGTTCGACCCTTTGCTCTGGTTCTTCTTCTACTTCAGCGAACATCTTCTCTTCAAAAGAAGCAAGTTCAACTTTGTTTACAAGTTCGGACCACTTCTTCTTATTATAGAGGTCGCCATAGCGGCGCACAATCTTGGTTAAGTTTCGTCCTGACCAATCACAAACCCAACATTTCCAAGCATCCTTCTCTACATTGATAGAGAGCTTGCGCTTGTGGTGTTCGCATTTAGGGCAGTGAAACAGCATTTCGGAGCCGGAGCCATAACAGTCTCCAAAGACTTCCCTTATGATTGCTGTTTTTCTTCCTGTTGACACTGAATAAGTCCTGCTTTAGCAATAACCCAACTGTCTGCCTTGTCGTAGCAATGAGGCTTCACGTTGTTTTGCTTTGTGTATTCTATTTGGATTTCAGGGACATTATCTAAAATATGTTGAATAACAACTTGTTTGGCTTTGGTTCCGCGTGGAACTTTAATGCCACACAATTTACGAGCGGAGGTAGCAGCTAAGTATTGTGGTTCAACCTGCAAAATTCGATATACCAACCATGACACCACCCCATTAAAACGAGAGAGAGTTGACAAAGTTTTTGCCGACGAGAATCCAGATCGGAAACTCTGGAGAGATTGCTCGATAAATACCCTTTCGATTCCCCCACGTTTGTTGCAAAGCTCTGTAAGATTTTTTTCAACATGTTTTACTTTCTCAAAAAAGTTCTTGTATTTTCTTGTGTCCCACGCATCATTATAAACAAGGGTTCCGTCTTTTTCAAGTATTGTTACTCCTGTGATGCTGGTGCTAATGTCTAGGGCTAATATCAAATGTCTATCTTGAGCTTGAATGTGTAATCGTTGTTTTCTGTCTTTTTCATAGGATTCGCTACTTTAGCAATCGCAATAAGATTTCTATCTTTATCGTATATGCCTATTTCCGAAATATAAGTTTGTCTTTCAAAACTAGCACTATAGTTGACAAAAGAGCTGCTGACGATATTTTTAACTTTTACTTTATCGTATTCCATATATTTGGAAGACCCAGTTATAATGTTGGTGTTATAAGAACTACTCACAACAAAAGTAGGATTAGAAGAGTTGTTTAATTGATGTTTTTTCGCATGAGCAAACATAGTGAGCGAAGGTATTGTATGGTTTCCTTCGAAATCAAGAGTGTAGCTTGACTCTTTAAGATAATCATTGACAGCAGAACCAGAGGCTCCATAATAAACCCAAGCAGCATTGTAATCAGTAGCGCTATTCCTATATTTTTCTTGGTGGGCTGAAACATCCCAAGAGCCTGTTAATAAAATAATTCCTTGATTATAAAGAACCACTCCTGCCACTTTTCCGTTATTTTCGGAAATCGAGCCAGAATATTGAATTAACTCTCCATTCTTGTAATAGTCAATAAGTTGTCCTGCCAAAGAACCTGTGGTGTAAAATTTAAGATCTACAGAACCCTGTTTGATCGATGACCCGTAGAAAATAGATGGGATGCTTATCATCGTCATCATTTGAGTGTCTTTATCCCACCCTTTTAAAATACTATCAGACGATGCGGAAAATTGATAATGAGGGCTTAATCTTCGGTTGTCATTTAGGATATTTCTCAAAGCCATCACATGAGGGCGATACGTGGCATTAGCAGTAGGGATAGGGAGCTTCCCTGTGTACTCTAAATAAAATTTTCTATCAATAGTAGCCGATAGAGGGTAACTCCCAGACAAGACATCTCCATAGTCAAAACCCATGAAAGAGTCTTTAGATATAGTTTTAAAAGCCGTGAGGGTGCCTTGCTTGGTTACAAAAGGATAGATAAATTGATTCGCAGGGCGATCAACATTGTACTCATATAAGCTAAGGTTGCCTACTGGTACATTAGTTACCGGGTCGGACCATGTGCCTGATTGAGGGGCTTCGTGGTTATAATAATAAGAGCCCGAATAAATTAAAAAATTTGCTTTTGGATAGGTCTTTATATTTGTGACAAATATATCATTTCGACCAAACTTGTATAAAGACATAACATATCGCCTAGTAATCCAGTCTAACTCTCAAGGTAAGTTCTGTTTCAGGAGTCTTCTTTAAAGGCTCCGAAAGCTTAGCTACCGCAAGAAGTGCATTGTCGGAGGAATACAGCCCTACCGTTGTAGCGTAAGAGACAGGACTATCAGTGGAGGTGTTTTTAACTCTTATTTTACTTTCCGTCAGGTAAGTGGGGTTGGTGCTGTAATTAAAATCATTGTGGTTTGCACGGCAGAAGTAAATCGTAGAATTTAACTCTGTGGTGTTGTTGAAGGATACATTATAAATACGATTTCTAATAGCGTTGGACATATCGTTGATTGATGTTCCCGTCACTGAATAAAATCCGCCGCCCATGCCGGTATCGCCCGCTAATGGAGAGCCATATGTGTTAGAGCCCAGAAAAGACGAGGAGTGGTTTAAGATTCCTCCGATTTGATTTCCATTGAAAACAGAACCGGAGACAACCGCGATGCCAGCTTGATAGAAAAGCAATCCACACGGGACGCCATAAGCGGCTTGTTCAAAGGTAGCGCTTCCGGTATATAAAACCGCAGGTTGTGTCGTTGAACCTCCTTGCGCCGAGGAGCTTGCATAAAGAATTCCATATTCCCCAGCTGGTGAATTAACTTTATAACCCGAGGTTCCGCTGTAGTCGGTAATCAAAATTCTATTTTGAAAAGTATCTTGGTCGGCAGGATTTTCTTCAAAAGCAGTACCAATACCTAATTCAAGGTTAAAAGATCCTTTTTTAATTTCATCTTTAGCTAGGAGACGTGAAAAGTTCAAAAAGAAACATTCATCAACTTTGGTGCCGCCGTCACTAATATTTCCATCTTCGTCGAACCTTAAGATGTTATTGTCGGTATTGTAGCCGACCAGCACTTGAGCAAGTTCAGTGTAAATATTGACTTTTTTACTGTTTTGAGTGTTGTCGGCATTGTTTTCAGAAGAAGAAGTAGAATACCCGAGCGTAATATCAATAATATGATTCGCTGACGAGCTTAGATAAGGGTAATCATACACAGATTCAAACATTCCATGTGCATAAGTTTTAATATTGGCTTCTGAGCCTAATGCGACTGCTCCGGCAGCATTGTAAGTACCAGAAACGATACTCCCTGTGATTGGGATAGCTTCATGAAGAAGCGTCCTCGTCGTGGTGATATCATTATTTGTAAGTGTTTTAAATACGGTAGCCATTAATTTTTCCTCTAACTTGCGGTATATTTTACATATCTAACAGGAATATCAACCGTATAACCGGTTGTTGCTCCCATGACTCTAATGGTGCTGTCGAGCACTAAACACGATAGATCGGTTGAATTAACGTTAATCGTAGTGCTGGTGCCTAATTGATCGAACAAATAAGTGCTCGTTGCCAAATCTAATGACGAAGCAATTTCAAACTTAAACTGCGTACCTTGTGGTCCGCGAATAGAATTGGTATTAGCGGGGACGCCGCCGGGAGGTGGATCGGCTTTACCGGTCCAGCTATCACTTACATAGTCAGCGTTGTTAGCTAAGGAGAAGTAATAGCTTGCGATTTGATCATCATCGACAAAAGACTGTTGAGCAATTTGAATATTACTCGGACCTGCTTTGGCAGGCTTTCCAAAGCGATTGTCCATTTCTAAGATATATTGAGTTTCAACCAAGTCAGAATCCAGGGCGACGGATTGGGGTATTTCAATTGTATCTAGCCCTTGTTCCAAAAGAATATGTGAGTCGGAATCTAATGTCTGTCCGAATAAAATTCCTTTTGGAAACGAATCTCCATTAGTTGACTTGAACTTATTTTCTGTTGTTGAGTCCACGAGAATCAAAAAAGTGTTAGCATCGAACATCTGAGTGGGACCTTGGAGGCGATTTAATTTAATAACGGGGAGATAAAGAAGATTATTCTTTGTCATTGACATTAATTTAGACTTCATAGAAGAGACGTTATTAGTAAAAGCTTCTAAAACAGGAGTTTGTAGAATTTGTAAGTCATAATAGGCAGACCCACTTGCATTGTTCTTATCATAAAGTTTATAATTTATTTCATCATCGCCTAACGCATATTTTACAATTTTAAAACTGCCGTCGCCTCTAGCTAAACGCATACGACCTTCGTCTGTCAAAACTGCATCAAGAATGATGTCACCTGAATTGTCTAAGAAACCCATCTTCGTACTCCTCTATCTCTTGGTGCCATGTGGATACTCATTTATTTCTATAAATAGTGTTTTTTATTGAATTTTCTAACTTTTCTTATTGTATTACTTTTTTATTCTTTTGTTTACAAGAAACATTAATATCTATTTTCCTATTAGTTTTCTTAGATGTTAAGCGAATTTTAAATTTTCTGTTTTCTTGAAAAACTGACTCTTTGGATGTGCCTATCCCAAAATCAGGTATATCAAAAGCACTATTGTAATCTGCTTCAGCATATTTTTCTGTCATCTCCCACTGCTCGAAAGCTGGTTTAAGATAAATAAACTTTCTCCCTGCCAAGGAAAAAACGTGCTTTGTTTTAGAAGTTTTGGCATTTTCAGCAACCAAGTTGAATACTCTTATAACCGGATAAGAAATTCCACTATCTTCTTTAATTTCTACTTCATAGACATCAGTAGGGTTGGAAAACTTGCCATGATTGTCCACAGTTCTAAAAACAAAATAATTTTTTTCATTGTAATTTAATCTTACCTTCGTAGAGCCATTTGGACCTGGTACAACCTCGTATAAAGAATTAGAAAACTGAGGATAGATAACAGGTTTTGTTTTAGTTCTAAAGATTTGGAACTCTTTCGCTGGATCATCGGAAGAAAACTTAATCGTGTAATAGTGCCATTCATTAAAGATTTTGGTGGCTTGTTCTAGAGAAATATTATCTTCATTCTTTTTTTGCATCACGGCTATTAATTTAAATATTAGTGCGTCATCAAACTTAACATTATCGGCAGAAGTAAAAATAGCTTTCGGAGTGGCGTGAGTTTCTCCTGTGGTGTCTTTAAGGTTAATGATTATATCACGGCGATCTTCCATTAGGGGGACGATCTCTACTTCTGGTGCTAAGGGAGGAGCATCTAAAACATATGTAGTTTGATGTTGTGCTTGATTGTCTGTAGGGTTCCCTGTGATAAAATCGTAAGAATCGCCTGAAACTCTAAACACTGGGGGAGGACCGGCGTTATAATAAGGAACTTTCACAATTTTAGGAGAAGGGGTGATCTCAACAGTGAGGTTCGCACTTCCCATTTTGGTATCGGAGTAATAAGATATAGGGCTATCCAACGGAGATTGACCTCCAGCGAGTGGGTCGCTCCCATAAGATTCACCTGTTCCAGTTCCTGGCGCTGAAGTCTCTTGAGAATAAAAGTAAGTCGAACCTATAATCAACTTATAAGCAAACATTTTATAAACATAAAATTTGTTATATTTTACCTGCGTGTCAAAAAAAGTTAAAATCTTATCTTCGTCGTTTGGAAGATAAAAGCGCTGTAGTAGTTCTTGAGGCTCGCCGTTCATGTTAGAAGACCATTTTTCCATTTCATACAGCACTATTTCTTCATAAGCTTCACTTCCATTTAAAATATCTTGAAAACCTCTGGTGTGTTTCTTAGCAAAATTATTAAATTTTGTTTTCAAACCTAGTGCCATTAGTTGATTAAAAAATTGATTCTCGGGAGCTTTTGGCACTACTTTCCCCAGGTAAATAAAATCTTGTTTTTTCTGTAAAACGCTGTTGAATTTATTAGTCAAAGGGTCTATTTCATTAAAAAAGTTTATTAAATTCCACTCTAATCTATCTGTAACAATCGATGTTTTGGCTTGGGCTTGAGAAAGTACGGTGGGAGTTCCGTTTACTCCTGGGCTGTTCATTAAATACATGAGCAGATTATCATATTGATTAGTTTGCTTTAGCATATTAAGGAAGTTATTTCTATTGTCAGTAGAGAAATTAATCTCCACATTCATAGGAAATTGTTTAGCTGTTCTGTTGTGCTGGAAGGTTGTTTTATAAGAACTTTCAGCAAAAGCAATTTTATCAAAATCCTGTACTACTTCAGAGAGTACTAAATCTTGTATACCTGCGCTGAATTTAAAATTAGGATCAAAATATTGTTCTATTGTCTTGGACCATGTGTCGAGATATCTGTTAAGAGAGCCTAAAGGCTCAAGTTGCATTGGGTGTCCCGACAATCCTCCTTCCGCATAAATAGAGATTATGTTGTCAGTTGGCAAGAGTCCGCCAAATGTCGCATGATTAACGAAAGGGCTTAAATATTTAAATTGTGACTCATCCCAGTTAGCTTGATTAATATCGTAATTCCAATCGGATACATACATGTACGTATAAAGATTTGGTAACAAAACTTCAGGGACTTCAGGAAATTCAATGACCTTTTCGTATTCATCAAAATAAAAATTATAATTTGTTTTTATGTGAACAAAGTTTTGATTAGGGCTGATTGAGGATATATCTTTAGTAGTGGGGAGGTCCATAGAAAAATAATGATCACCAAAAGAACTTCCTTGAGGAAAGTTTTTACCCATCCACTGTTCCCACCATAAAGGCTGTAATGTCTTGGAGGCGTTATTTATTAGGAAACTGTCTGAGCCCTGTAGGTGCTCGTTTAGTTTTGAGCGGGTGTAGTCTGCGTTGTTTGGCACATAAACGTGATATTGCTCAGTTTTAGTTGGAAGATTAGATCCGTTCATTGACCACAGAGCGTCATCCTGTGATGGTGGTGGTCTAAAGTAAACTTTCTTTCCTCCTAGTGCGGTGCTATGTATACAAAACTCTTCATTATTAGTGGGAGAGAGGGAATATTCAGGGGTTGAAATTAACTTTAACTGACCTTCGGGATCGTAAAGATATTCCATGTTGCGTTCGGCTGCATCGGAAACTACTTTACGTTGTGTCCAAAAGATATTTGCATCCTGTCGGAATGGATCGCCAGATATAGTAGTAGTAAGCGCTAAGGTTTGAATATTATTTTCAGTTGCTTCTGCGTCTACAAGATTAGTGTTGTCCGCTTCGATATACACTCTTTGAAGAGGAGTCAGATGAATTTTTGATACCATTTAGCAGTCCTTTTGGGCTTGAGATTTGAAACTGGAAAGTTTTTCTTTTTCTGATGTGTGTTGTTCTAACATTATTGTTATCTTTTACTAGTAAGAGCCGCCGCCTGGTGTTCCGGCGCCAGGACCGCCGCCGCCGAAGTTGGAACCAAATCCAGCGCCTTGACCTAGTTTTTTGCTTGCTTCCTTCGTGGGTGCTGGTGTTCCTGTATTAACATAGTCAGGAGGCGTTTCTAGTGCATCCGTATGAGATGACATACCGTTAAGAAGTTTTGTCATGCTAGCTAAGTTTTGAGTCGCTGTTTTGACAGCGACGCTTGGTCCGCTCTCAATAATAAAATATTGATCAAAGATAGGAAGAGACAAGGTATTGTCAGTCGTAATGTCTAAAAGTTCGTTAACATACGGAGTCAGGCGACATAACACTCGCATGTTAGAATTTTTAATCATTGTAAAATGTTCAGGAGTCATGTCTACGAAAACATTTTGCATCACATAATCAGTCCCTGAAGATTTGGACCATTTAAATCCACTAAATACTTGAACTTTGACCAAATTAAAATAATTCATCCAAATACCAAATTGTTTTTCAATCTTTTGTGCATCCGACGTGTCTAAGCGTGTAGCGCCTTTTTCTATATCTGATGCAGTAAGCGTATTGGTTTTGAAATTTAAGTTATTTTGTACATTGTCTAGGTCGGTATTGGAGTTTATAATAACCAATTGTTTAAGCTGATTAGGTAGCGGAACAAGATCTTCTAGTGTTACATAAGGTATTTCATTTTTATTTCGACCGCCGCCATTAATACTGCTAGCAAATTTCTTTAGCTCATTCATTCCGCCGTGGGCGTCTATAATAGTTAAGCCAAGCATGGCATCATTATAATTGGTTTCTTGTAGGAGTGCAGCTGTCGCTTCATCTACAGGGGGAACCCCAGACCCTAATGTTTCAAAGCTGCTTTGCTCTTCTATTTCTGTTTGAGACGGACCCAGGGGAGATCCTAAATTATTAAAAGAAATATTTTGACCCTCTTCTGTAGGAGGGTTAAGGAGTCCAAAAAGCTCGGCGCCTCCTCTGTCCGTAGACACCACTGTACCTCCTTTAAGGGAAATTATTTGCTCTAATTGATATTTTTGTTCCTTGTCGTTTTGACTTAAAAATTTAAGCTCCTTTTTATCCACTTTAAAGCCAGAGTCTAAGTCGTTTAATCTTCTTTTGATTATTTCGGTGTAAAGAGTGTTCAAACGATCGTACTCAATTTTATTTGTTGCGTTGCTTAACACAGGAACAAAACCTAATTGCGGAGTTTGCACAAGTGACGGTGAAAGAAATTTGTATTTTTGGCTTTCAAGGGTGCTTTGAATTTTTTTATTTTCTAGCTTTGGAAGACGCAAATTGAGTTCCAGCTTGTCACTGGTGAAATACTTTTCTGTCTCTTGCTTGGTTCTCTCTGTAAAATAATCATACGAAAAAGAAGATAATCCCTGTGGGCTTGTGCGGTTAACCTTGATATTTCCCGCAACACCGGTGTTTTTTAAAAAACCTTCACTGTCTGTTTTCCACAAGAAGTCATATCCCAAATTTTTATTCACGGTGGTGTCAACAATCCCCCCCATTTGAGGAGAAAAATATACTTCACGGATGATACTTTTAACTTCTTTTTTGGGAGAAGACGGGGAAGGATTTCTAATTCCTTGTCCAGTGTTGGTAACGCTTTTTATTTCAAATATTTCATTAGTCATAGATAAAAGTTCATCAACTAAATTTAATAAAAGTTCAACTCCTTGAGGTGTACCAGTTTTGGGAGAAGTTATATTTAATAAGTTTATATATATTTCATTAGTCTTGTCAGTGGGGTTACCGTTAACTAAATTCTCTCCCGTCAAAAGGTCTCTCAACATAATAAAGTTAGAAAGCATCACAGGAACGATGCCTTCCCAATTTGCTTGTTGAGAAGAAAACGCTTTATTAAAAGAATCGGTATAGACATCGTAATACTTTGGAATGCGCGTCATATAAACAAATTGTCGATAAACTTTTAAATCTTGTTCTAAACTAAGCACCAAGCTTTGAACAGTCCCTAGAATAGAGTCGTTGAAGGTATAACGCAATCCATATTGATAATACCCCGGACCTTGATTGTGGATGTCCGCGTCTCTAGCACTAAAATAAACAAATTTGTTCTTTGTTTCGGTGATGCTAAATTGGTCTATAGAAAGACGGGTCAAAATACTCTCTTTACCGATATTGCTTTTTTGAGAATCTCCAAGAGAGTTGAGAGAGTTTGCAGTTGTTACAACTGAGGGTGGGTTGTTTTCGTCCAGGAGCCGAGCGTCGTCGATGCTTTTTACTCTTCGTCGTATCAAGGAAACATCTTTGAAAAGCTTAGAGTTAAATAAGTTATCTTTCTGTCCGGGGGTCATATTATCCCACAGGTTTCCATAAGGAGAATTGGTTCTTAAAAACCACTCTAAATTAACTCCAAAGCACAGCTTAACATCCCCTTTAGGGCTTCTAGTACTCATAATAGGGGTGTAAAAATTCGAAGAATTATTTAATTTGTCATTAAAGAATTGCTTTTTTGTAAAACCAGGCACATTTAGATTTTTCTTAGCGTCTGAAAAGTCTATATCCATTTTTTTAACCAAGTTTTGCTGCCTAAAGTCTTGTATAACAGTGTTGGTGATAGTTTCTTCCGTTAAAAGAGCCTTGGACGGCATTGCATAGGGATACAAAGGAGAATTAGGTACTTCATAATTCCCAAGCCACTCTACGGATCCTACATATAAATTGCCTTGTTGATCATAAAATGCCGTTGCAGTGGTAACGATTTCTCCGTTTTTTATAACTGGTTCTGTTCTACAATCACCTACCAACATGTTGTTATCCACAGAGTCTAGTTGTAAGGGGGGGTTAAAATGATCTTGCAACACTTCGCGGTCGATATATGGAAGAACAAAAAAAGTTAAATGATTGATGTTTGGCTTGGTAAATTTAAATTGAAGTGAAGAACGGATATCGTAAATAGTTTGACCGTCTGGTGTATCATAATTGCTATGAGTCATGATATTCCCGGCGTCCGCTCCGCCGCCGGTTGCGAGCGTAAAATATTGGCTCGTTATATGACTATTTGCTTGAATAACGCTACCAAGATCTTCTACAGGTGAAATTCCTTTTTTGATATCGTATATACGCTGATTAATAGTTTTCGAAGCTAATACAGTAACACAAGCAATAACTTGCACTTTTATCATCTTTTTTAAGTCTTCGTTATTGAACCACGTACCTAAAAGATTGCTCTCTATACTGTCTTTGAAATTTAAATCAATTCTGGCAGATAAGGGCTTATTTCCCTTCTTGGACGCCGCACCATAGGTAGATAGAGTAGTTTTTTCATCCTCTTTTAATCCTTTAAATTTATCTTTCCACGCCCAAAGACCATCTTTTGTTTCTTTAAAGGACCTTGGTGGGATATCAATATGAGGATTATCGCCTCGTGTGTCAGTAGAACCTCCGGCTTCTGTTAATAGAATTCTTTTAACAAAAACTTTAGGAAGGAAATCACCAATTAATTGATTGTTGGATATGGGCACCGTCATTCGCAAGGTTCTCCTAGATCATCGTCGTCATATACATTATAATCTTGTTTTTGGGAAAAATCAGTTTCATCACAATTAAATATCTGCTTAACATATAAATTAGACTTAACATCTTGTCCTACTTTTTTGCAGAAGATGCCTTCGGGTATTTCGCTATCAATCAATAAATCAAAAAAGTATTCCACATAGTTAGGGTTACCCATCTTTATTTCCAATTCTTCTTCATCAAACATGTCACTTTGATTGGGTGCGCGTGATGGAAGAAATTGCAATGGGATGAGTTTGGTTTTTTTCTGGTCTTCTTCGAGTCCTGTAGACGATTTGTCCCCTTTGGTCTCTTCAATCCTGAAAACCTCTACCTCAAAATTTTCACTTAAAAAATCAGTGTTTTTTTCGTCTATTCCAATCAACAGAAAATCGTCTTTTAAAATGATAATAGAGCCGTCCTCAAATTCTAAAGGTTCGTTTTCAAACCATTCCAAATCACTTGAATAGTCATTATTTGCTACGTTAGTCGAGTCTTCTAAATTAAGCGTAGCGTTAGACATCAAAGTAGTAAAATCAAGCGTAGCTTCAAGTTGAGGTATATTTACAGTTGGAGAATTAGAAGAAGTGAGAGAGCCTGTGACTGACTGAAGATTCTCATTGTAAAAAGACAAATCCCAGCTTGGTCTATATTCATTTCCAAGTTTGGTGTTCGCAATCGCTGAATTAGGAGAGAAAAAAGTATTCTCCGTGTCTTGTAATTTTTGAATCATTTCAAATTTAGAGAATTTCTCGCTAAAAGTAATAATTTCTTTCATTTCATTAAATTGAGTTTCGATACCAATAAAATTATGTTGAGCTTTTAAGCGAGGAGTTTCTTCGCGGATTCGAGGTTCTGTTTCATTCTGAAGTTCGGACTCTCTCGCGTCACCGTATTTATTGTAAAGTATATCTTTATCAAAAAAAGCGTAATAAGTTGGTTTAAAGTTACCTTCTTTGAGTATGCGCTTCCCATACTGCGTTAATTGTATATCTATTACTTCTTCTTTTTGATTAAAAAATTCCATCGTTATCCCGTCTGTATTTCATCGTCATCGCTGAAAGGTATGTTAGTAATGAGAGTGCCTTGGGATGTGTCTTCCGGTGGCGGCTCTTCAGCAGGTGCTCCAATTATATTTCCGTTTCCTATAAAATTCATTGTACTCTCTATGTTCGCTAGTTCTACTAATGAAAAGTAATCATATGGCCAATTATAATTATACTCGGGGGTTTTTTCTTGCCCTTGGAACTTAAACTTAAAATTATTATCGTCTTCTACGTCTGCCGTGACAGCAAAATAACTTTTTTCTGCTTTTTTCTTTACCTTGAAAACCATCCATCTTACGTAAGACGGAATCTCTTTGCCTCCAAAGAATTCTTTGGGACCAGTGGGGTAAGTTAATTTTGCTTCTTGGACTTCTGCTTGGCGAGAAATTTGAGGCATTAGTCCTTGCCATATGTCTCTTAAGTCTTGCCTCGAAAGAGTGTGAGTAAATTCAAACATAAACATAACAATTGGTTTCAAGCCGCTCTTATCCGTAGAATTAAAAGGAAAGGTTAAAAAATCAAATTGTGGAGGTATATTATATTTTTTCATTTTCTTGTAGAGGTCGCCGCAAGAAACACTAGGGGGTTTCTCGCCGCCGTTTAGATTTAATAAAGTTTCCGAATGAGTGGATTGGCTTATGCTAAAAAATTTCTTTTTAGTTTCTGGGTATGTGATTAAAGGAGGCTGGTTCGTTCCTTGTAGAGAATCCCATACGTAGGGAATTGCTATAATAGCTTCTGAAATTTGTTTTTCTTTTGCCATTTTGCCAATTTTTTTACGAGTTTTAGTTGAACCAAAAGTAGAAAATTTACAAACTTCTAACAAAGAGCCCGTCGTGGCAGGATCGGCATCGGGGAATGGATTTTTAACTTCCAAATATACTCCTTCCGATCCTTTGGGAAATCGCCCATAACCGCCCCAGATACCTCGGGCGCCGGATGCACTGTGGAATTGTGTGGCTTCGACAAAATTAAGAGCGGGGCATTCAAACTTAGTACCTATCGTCCAGGCGTCGAAGGCGTCGTCAGAAGTGTCTTCAAAGACTAAAGGAATATATCCTCCATCAGGATCTAATAAGTTTACTTTATTGTCATAAGTAACTTTTTTATATTTTGCACGACCAAATAAATTAACAGAGCCAGAAATTCTCATGCGGTTTGATGAGGCTAAATCGCCGCCGTCGAAAGCATTTACATTGTAAGAGGAACCGGTATAAAAAGTACCAGAAACCGCAGTCGCTCCAAACTCGTTAACAACGAAATCATCACTTAAAGAAATGGTTTGTTCAATACGAGAAAGAAGTTCTTTCACTGTAGGGCGTCCTGGTGTGCTTGGGGTGTAAGCAATCCGGGCGGTTGATTTTTCATAAAAATACGGTGGCGTATATGCCGCATAAGCAGGATCTTTAAATTTATTAGAGTGCGTATCGTTTGCATAGGTGCTTGCATTGGGATTTCCATAAATTGAGCCGCGCAAATTATCCTCCCCATTTCCTTCAGACAGTAACATATTTTTAGTTTTATACAAAGATACGTCCATATAATAAGTTTTGGTAGGAACAACCTCTTTCCACTCTCCTTGGGGTGAAGAAGTCAAGCTAGTAAAACTTTTATTTTCTAAGAAAAAGCGAGGTATTTCTCCAAAAAAGTTATTCGCTGCTAAGGAATATAACTCACCATGTATGGCTCCATAAAGTGCGTGTGCAGTGTTGAAGTTGTATGTACCTATTGCCCAATCTCCTAAAGTAATTTCGTCATTTAATAAATATTTAGGGGAGGCGGCGGTGCCGATGGGAATATATTGATCAGGTGAAATAATAGCTTCAAATGGAAGTTTGTAATTAGAAACCCCGCCGCCCACACTAGTGTATCCAAGGATATCCCCCACGTTTTCTATCCCTAGATCCACCACAGATGATCCGGTCATCATTGGAAAGTTAACAGCTACAGAGGATCTCAAAGAGTTAAAACAAATACCTGGATTGAAAAATGGGCGTAACATCGCGTTCCACCCAGCCCTTTCATTAGGGGAGTAAGTATTAGTGTGAGTCCCGTTGGCATTATAATTCTCAGCAAAAGATTGGGAAAATAGTGTCGCCAGTTGAAGTGCTCTTTGATGGGGATAAAAACCTTTATAAGGTAATAGTTTTTTAATACCTGTAGTTTTTAAAGTATAGCTAGCAATTTTGGCTTTACCTTTATGATCATTTTTAAACATGGAAAAATATTTAAGAAAATCGCTATTAGAATAATCAGAAAAAAACGTTTCGTTCATTCCTGCTGTGCGGCTGTTGGCTATGAATGTTTTGTCTCTCGCACCAATGTACTCTAGCTTAGTGACAGCGCTAGAAGTAACTGCTGCGCCTTCTAAGGAAAGATAAGCATCGTTACGAGCTAAAAAGTCTCCATCTTTCTCAGCCACATAATATTCCATATGCTCTGAAATTTTAAATTCTGGTAGAATAGACATTCCTTTACCGAGTCCTCTAATATCCTCCGCAAAATCTTCATAAGAATTGAAAAAAGCTTGTTTACCAGAGATTAAGTCAGCAGCGTATACAGGTATTTGAGTATAGGTGCCGCTGTAATCTGCACGTAAATCTTGTCTGTAAGCGCCGGCGGAGCAAGTATTATAAGCCTGGGTTCTAAAGCCGCCGACGCTTCCTTGAGTTTGTCTCCATCCTAATTCGCCTGCGACTATCGTGCCATTAGAATATGCACTACCAGTATTAATTCCGGTGTCTAGCGACCACACACTGCGGATTCCAGGCGAGATTAGACCGGAGTATGGTTGGCTTCCCAGGGCAGAGCCACTTAGGGTTCTAGCTCCTATAATATTTCCTTGTGAGTTTAATGCTTCCGCTGTTCTTATCCTTCGCGGGCTTAAATCCCATTCGGAGACGGTCTTAACTGGGGTGGCTGAAGCAGAAACCACCTTCCAAAAAGTTCTTGGATTGATCTGATCGATACCGTTAAGCCCAGTCCCGGCGGCTTCTGCATATACGGTTCTTTGGCGCGTTCTCTGCAAAAATTTATTAGTTTGTTTGGGATAAATCCCTTGTCCATATCTAAAAACTAAAAATCGCTCAAATGGAGTGTTTGTGCCATAATCTTCATCGATATATATGCTTTTTAAATCATCATAAATTATCTCTATATTAGCTGCATATTTGTTAGTTTTAAGAGACCACAGATTTTGTTTATTGTTAGCAAACTGCTCTTTCAAGTTGGCATACGAACTTTTAAGAATTAAATGATTTGTCTTATCGTCTTGCTGCACCAGAAAAGAATGAACCAAAGGCTTCTCTCTATTACTGATTGGGGATTGCACAAACTGTAGGTTGATAGGGGCTCCTTGAGCCGCTTCAGCTAAATTAGTAGCGTTGTTATCATAAAACATCAGGCTAGCAAGTTGTTTGATACTAGGTTTTAGAGTAATAGTCCAGGTGCTATTTTCTTTCCAATATCGCGCCAAAGGATGGTTGCCGGTGCGGATTTGTTTCCAAGTTGGCCAGCCATAAGGACCTTGACGGTGGAGGATCAGCGCGTTAAACATTGTTGCCGCGCCGAACACTTTGTAATCACCAGTTACGTTTGGAGCGAATACATCATTTCTATATGCAGGAACCCCAGTTACGAGACCTGTCCCTGCTGGATATCCTAAAGTGTGAGTTAGAGAGTCAGTATCTTCATGAACATTAGTATTCATTCCAGCAAAATCTGTTGGAACAAATCCGGTTTGAGTCCATGGAGTTGCGTACCCCCAAGATCTGGGAGCAGGTCCCTGGATAGAGCCGTATTCGCTTGCACTAATAAATGTTAAGTTTTCGTCGTTCATGTTATTCTTAAATAGTTGTTTTCATTAAATTAGCGACCCAGTAATCGAACCAGAAATCCAAGCATATCCGGCGTCGGTTTGTGGAATCTGATGGGTTACAAAGCCATTATCATAATAAGAGGCAGTTATAACGGGCATACCATTATTGACACTCGACCCTGCTAATACTAAATTTCCACTCAATTGAAGCCTCAACCCTGTATTCCTTTGAACCTGATGATATGATGCCGTGGGGGAGCCATAAACTCCATCGTACCCTCCCCATATACTATGATGTTTTTCCCAAAGATTTAAGTTGTTTCGGACAGTGGAGTTTCTGTAGTTTAAGCAGTTATAAACGGAGTACGTTTCCGAGGTTACATCTAAAAATCCACGACTCATCACTTCAGGACCGCCGGGTGCAGAAAATCTCTCCACTATCACAGTGCGGTTTTTACTACCATCTTGGAGAGTATCCCGGTTTTTTAGCGAGTAATCATAGCTAGAGGTTATATAATCGGATAAAACCTCTGTTTGTCCCACAGCACCGGAGTTTTGTACAAACCATAAATTATTTACATTTCTTCCCGGAATGTTGACCACCTCATAATTGTGAGAATAGTTACCAATAATAGTAGGAGAAGATCCTGTCATTTTAATATTTCTAATATTAAGAGGTCTTTTCGCTACTTCATCGCGGTAATACATGGCTCTTGGCTTGTTAGGATTGTCCCAAGAAGGATCTAAAAGTTTATAAGTGGAACCACCTGATGTACCAGAAACTTGTATTGCATCGATTGCAACATCAGATAAATAAGTTATACCTCCTTCGTAAAAGAAGCGTAAGTAAAATTCTGTTCCTGCGTAATCAGAAAGATCAATTTGAGCTTGTTTGTAAGGATCAGTTGCAGCGGATTGTTGTTGTCCTGCGATGTGTTCTGAAGCTGCTCCAGGAGCAGATACAAAATCCCAGACCACTGATAAATCAGTTACACTTGCTCCGAATAAAGGGCTGGTGCAGTGTTGGACTTTAAGACTACCGACGTTTGTACCATACATATGATAATAAAAAGAGGCGCTGAAATTGTCGCCGCCCATGTCCGCAGCGTCAATTATTGGAGTTACTAAACCAAAAGCACTGCCTGGGTGATTGGGAGTTGAAGTTTCCGCATAAGCGTAATAATCCCCGTCAAACGAAGCATCGGGTCCGGTGTTCATGGAAGGAGTGGGACCAGAATGCGTCAGAATCCACCCAGAAGGTCCTGTAGCGGTACTTCCTACATTTGTCCAACCCACAGGGTCAGTTGCGGAGAAAGATTCGCTTAAGAGGCTTGCAGCGTGTCCTGGGGTTGTTGGGACTTTTAAGAACCATCCTTCTGGTCTTGTAAGGGGAGTATCAAGTAATCGCGCTGTGGTGTCGGAGTTAGTAACCGCAGAAGCAGAATAATTAACGTTAATGTGGCGATATTGAAGACCGCCGACATATTTTTCTGTGAACGGACCTTGCATCGGTCTAGTGCCGTGCGTTCCTACAACATCTAGGTGCATATTTTCAAAAGAAGCGCTATGAGCGTCGGAAATGATCCCTAAATAGCCTGTGTCTAAGGAAGATGAAAAAACAGTAAACGGCAGCAATAAATTTGCACTTCCATCTTTGTAATCATTAGCTCGGGGAGGCTCGCCATCGTTGTAAGCAATAGCTGGGACATCCATTACTCGTTTAGTTAATTCTTGCGGCTCTGTGTCTTCCTTACAATCTTTATTAAGTTTGCTTTCAGCGAAAGGTATTTTAATATAATTGGTCCGGTCGTTGAATTTAATAACTTGGCGGTAAAATCCAAATATATTGTTAGATTTTAAGTTTGCTCCGCCTCCCAGATCAAGAGGCTCTTTCGTAGTTAAATTATAAACTTGGGCAAACTTTCGTGTGGCGTAATTGCTCCCGGATACACTAGAGTTTACAATATCTTTTATTGTTTCTCTCTGTTCATCTACGGTTGCATCGCCAGAAGTTAAAACAGAGCCTCCTCGTTCTGCTAAATCATGCCAGTAAATACAATTTTGATTTTGATCAGTTCCTTCAAGGTGAGGATACACACCCGCGACATTACTACTTGACACGGGCGCATGTCCATGCTTCCAATCAAAAAGCATTTCATTTATACCAAGGATGGCGGCTTCAGGGTCGCCTTGTTTGCTTTCTAATGTAGGAAACTTATGTCTATATTTATTTCTTTCTAGGACGTGGCTTTCAACAATATTAAGAACAGAATCAGAAACATTGGCTGATGCTGGAAGTAGCTTTTCCAGGCACTGCTGAAGGAAGCTATCTATATGTTTAAAATAAGTAAAATATCTTTCAATATCAGGTTTATTTTCTACTCTTTCAAAGAACAATTGTCTTAATTTAGACAAATCTTTATAAGTTTCCCGATATTTATTGACTGGCTCACCGATAAGATTGTTAAAATCAATAATAGATGAAAAAATGTTTATTATTTCTTCAGAAATAACTCGGTACAAACTGTTTTCAATAGAAAAGTAATAATGAACTGGTCGGCTATCTAAGGTGAAAATTTTATCTGCGTCTTCACCAATAGAAATCATATCGGAACTAATAAAAGTTTCGGGTAATCTATTTCTAGTAGAAAATGTGAATTCGATATCCGAGGCTTTAGGTTCATTAGCTAAAAAGAAGTCGGCTCTCCCTGAGTACAATTGTTTGGTAATATCTCCAACCCAAGAATATCGACTAGCCATTTCAGATGAACCAGATGAAAAATCGTCGATAAACAGACGACCACTAGCGTCAGCGGATGAAGAAACATTTCGGAAATTCCAATTTAATGCTAAAGTTTCTAAAGAAGGAATTTCTGTATTATCGAGATTTACATGTGTAAAACCTTCATCGTTTAATGGCTGCGCTGGTCCATATGTTTCATAACTCTTGGCGTGGTCTTGAATAACTTCGTTGTTTAAGTAGGACAACCAAAAGCGCACATTAGCTATTTTCACATCAGTATGTTCAAGCAAACTACCTGTAAAATTTGTTCTGTGGGCGCCGGCGTAAAGGCGCTTGGGTGCGTTAGACCATGCTTCTCCTTCGGTAGCAGAAAGACTGCTTGTAAGAAAAAACTCATGTTCGATGGCGCCCATTGATTCATGAACTCCATAAAATTCTAAATAATAACTGGTGTTAGAACCGTGGTATACTAAATCTCCAAACTCACGGGAAGGTTTTAATCTAACAGCAAAGTTCCATTTAGAATTTTCATAAACATGGGAATAGAAACTAGTTGTTAAAGGAGCAAAAGCAGCACCAGTAACAACAAATTTAGCTCTCGTTGAGTCAATTACATCCCTGACAGCATATACTTGGAAAGAAGCATCATCATTATCTGCCCACTGCAAAACATTAATATCGCCTGCACCTAAATTAACAGTATGCTGACCGAATAACGAGGACGTAATTGTAGGATAATAATAGTAGCTAGAGAGACCCTGTTGTGCTTTTTTTGGGAAAAATACTTCACATTCAACAGTGTTTGGTACTGTAAGGTCATTTAACCTAGAGCCAGAAATATAAGAGGTTGTGCCCGAGCCTGTTTGATATTGAAAAATAGTTGCTACATTTCTATCACTTTGATTAAAATCTATAACTTTATTTCTAAAAGTTCTTTGTTCAACATTTTTTCTTAATTCAAATGGCTCGTTGTGTCCGTAAACATTAATTGCCACTATATCTTCATTGGCTCCGTATGCTCTGATCAAATTACGGATGGACTTTTCTGTTCCTTTAGATTTAAAGATATTTAATAAATTATTATAAATGTTGTGATAAATAAGGTTTTTTGTATTATAGATTTTTTCTTCATATTTAATTTTTTCGTTGCGGGACAAAAACTGTTCTATAACGCTGGTGTCAACAAATAATTCTGGCGTATTAAATCCGTGACTAGTAAGTAATTGTTTAGAAAAAGGATAAGGCTTAAAACTTCCAGTTAATAAACTACCCGAAGGATATTCTCTATCTTTGATTGCGGGTACATTTTCTATTTGGAGGTATAGTTCGTCGAGATAACTAGACATGATTTGAGTTAGATTCTTTAGTTCGCTGCCTGCGTCGCTATCTTCGTCTATAATCCAAGAAGGAAAACTGTTGTACATATTTGCGGGATTATTAATATCATATCTCTCTCCCAGTTCTTTTTTTGAATTTAAAAGAGCTACGACTGAAGGGTTCGTAGAATAAATTATAGGATCTTTAAACTCGAAAGTAGTTTCTCCTGATAGAACCATAGCTGAACCTGTGTTACGAGAATTAGGAGTATATCCCGTCCAGACGCCGTTGCTAAGACGACCCGAGTAGTCGAGTACTGTTCGGTCATAAGTACTGTCACCTACGATGCCTTCGTTGAATTTATAGTATAGCCCCAATTCTGTATTAGCGTCGTCAGTGTTTGTCCCTCCGCCGACTTGAGAAATATAATATCTTCCAATATCTCTGGCGGTGCGCCGTGACTTCCAAAATCTAAATTCATCCAGGGAGCCCGAAAGCTTACCCGAACCCGTGGCGGCAGAAGTATTTAAAGTAGCAGTGCGCAAAGCCCCTATATTAGCAATCATAGTACCGGTGACATGACCGACGACGCTTCCAGTTGCGGCTGATTCTATAAATACGCCGTCTTTATACATTTCTACCAAGACGGTGGAACCTGTATTGTGCAGAGAAAAAGCATAGTGTGACCAATCCCCGTTAGAAACTACGGACGGTGTAACTACTTCTCCAATTGGTGCATCGTGAAAACCACTTGTGCCTGATAAAGCAGTAAGTCGGAAGGCTGCGCCTGGAGATGTTCCCGAGAGTTCTATTCTAAATCTACCATACTCAGTATCATTAAAGTGTTTCCCGTTCCATAAATCAAAAATAACTTCTTTCTTGGTCTCTGTAGTTACAAACTCAGTCTTGTTTAGCCAAAACTCTACTGTAAGACCTCCGGTAAGAGCGAATTTTAAATTTTCTTCTCTGTCTTTGCTTGCATCCCATATGTTTTTTTCATGAGGTCCACTTTTAACTTGTATGTACTCTAGTGACGAGGGAAGACCATAACCATCGGTTATCGTGCTTGTCCCCCAACCGTCAGCGGATAAAATCACATATCCATTTGTGCGAGGATATTCATGATCAAATACATATTGTTCTAAATAAGTAACATCATTATACCACTCTTCTTTTTCTTTTAGCGAGCCGTCATAAGGGTAGTATGAATAAATATATTCAATACCTTTTGCATAATATTCTTCTGCGGAACCGTATTTAGCAAAGTTCTTAGCTTGCGTGAAATCCACATGAGGAACAAACGATTTTTGTCTTTCTTGAACCTGACGCGCAAAACTAACCGATTCTATTTCGTCTTTAATAACAGGAACATCGGGTGCTGAAGCGGTGGTGGTTGTTCCGATTCTTTCAATGTCTTTAAATAAGTCCTTTAGAGACATTTTTAATCCTCCACTCTAAACTTAAAACTCTCTGGTTGTTCTTTATACGCGCCGTTCAGATAGTAAGCAAATTTTAAATCATACATGTAGCCGCTTTCTAAAAGATTCATATCCAGGTTAAAATAATTTCCGCTTACATCGTATGATAATTTGGTCTGTTGATCGCTTCCCGTACCATAAGAGATGACTTCTAAATTATCTATAGTTCTTATAACTCTGTAATAAGATTTTTCTACATTGTCAGTCTGAATATCGGAGTTTGCAACAGTGTATATGTTTGGAGACCAGTCTTTTTTTCTTGTATATACTCGCATCTTTGGTTCTTCGTCTCTAGTATAAGATGGCTTTAAATTAGTAATTTTTGTAACATATTGAGGAGTAGGATTGACATTTGACGCATCTAATTGTTTAACTGAAACATTACCCGTATGGAATTGATTAGTTGCGGTCGTAGCGAGACCGTGAGTATGACTTCCTGTGAACCAGACGTCGAAGACATCAGTCAACGAAGAAGACCCTGTAAATGCGAAAGAAGCTGTATATATGCCTGTTGAGGAGATACCGCCGGTTACTACAGTGTTATAATCCGCCCTGACCCGACCGGCGTCGTCAGCTGAAAGTTCCAATGCAGCGCCAGTAGGAATTGTGTTGAGAATAGAGCCAGAAAATAAGCTCACATAAATATATTTATCACTCCCGAGACCAGGAATATCTTGCAGTTGACCTCTAACATAATTATACAGATATAGAGTGTTGATATTATCTGAGGCTGGTGCCAAGGTACTGGAAAGATAAAACTTGCCTCGGTCATCAGTGTTAGAGTTATTCCACCTTGCTTCGATATTGGGTCGCTTAAAGAAATACTCGCTACTTCTAGCAAAGAATTTTTTATCATAATAGGATCGAGAAGCGCTTTCTTCAGTAGGAGTAAAGGCAACTAAAAATCCAAAATTATCAAAGCCGCTGCCAGCGTCTCCTTTGATCCACGACTCTACATACGGAGTAACATCTACCGATAGATCTTCTGTTCCGTCTTCAAAAAATGCATACGCTCCGCCATCTGTCATCGAAGAAGTAGTGATGTAAGAGCCTCCTGTATAAGACCAATCAGCATTGGCGGCTCGTTGATCCCAGTTGGCAACTCCAATGTTTTTATACTCCTCCATGTCCAAACCAAAACCTTCGTCCCAACCTGCGTCAATGGCATATAAGTTTAATTTAAACTTCTTTGGAACTGTGTTTGGAGTTACAGCATTGTACAAATTTAAATAAAACGATACGTTTCCCGAGGCAGGAATAGTTCCAGCATTTCGATCCGATTTAATGCTTGTAGTTCCGGTGGCAGGGAACTGTATTAGAATACGAGACTGTTCCCTGGAAAAGCCAGAGCTATTAGATATCTGACCATATATGGAAAAAACTTCTAAAGCGTCTGCCGAGCCCATATTAGATCCGGTGGCGGTGCCACTTAAATTAGATCTGTAAGCATTGGAAATTGTGGTATCTTTAATTGCAGAATATCGTTTAATAGCCATTATACAATCTTACCTTGAATATCATCTTCTATAAATTTTATTTCGTATATAGCGTCTTGCGGTAGTTTAATAAACCTTCCATCAGGAGATATAGCTTCCGTTAGATTAATACTGTAGTCAGAATATAGGGCGCCATTTTGAATAAAAACATCTACATCTACTGTGTCCACTACATTGTCTAACACATTGATAACATTGTAAACATCTGTAATATAAAAAGGCTCGCCAATTTCCGGCGGATTGCTGAAGTGATTTTCAAGCGCTACAGAGATGTCTTGCATTAAATCAAATTTATTAATATTAGTTTCTCCTATAACTTTATATTTTATGCCAAAATTTACAATATTTGCATCTAAAATATCCAACGTATCATTTATCATTTTATAGTTAGAAAGCCAATTTTTTAAGTTTACTTTAATTTTATTATTTAAAGGTTGTAAAGTGTTTTCTAATCCGACACCGATAGTGTATAAGTTCATATTGGGTTTAAAAGAGTCTTTATCCTGCATAATTCTACATTTTTTTATCTTGCCAAACTTAGGAGGCATCCTGTATACCAAGCTTTTGTAATCATCTACGGTTACCGCTCGGTTTTGAGTAGAATAAGCGTTTTGGGCGCGAATCTTAACTTCATCAAGAGTTGGAAATTGTACATCTCCAGCAACAGGAGCTTCGTTGGTTACTTCTAAGCTGTTCTTCACAGTCAGCATTGTTCCTGGTGTGAGAGAGTTTTCCTCCTCAAACAGCATTAAAGCCACATCTATGCTGGATAGCTCACCCACACCCAAGTTAATTAATCCAGTTAGGTTCGAGCGATAAGTAACTGTGATAGTTGTGTTAGAGGGCGCAACACCCAGGCTGTTGTTTTTAGTTAATTTATAAGGATCAAAAGAAGTAGCACTAATATAACTTTTTCCATGCATCTTAAGAGCTATATTGTTAGGATTAAGGATATCATCATTTTTAATAATAGCGTCTGAAGTGGAGCCTCCACCAAATTGTAAAAAAGATCCTTCAGGAGTTTTATCTAAAACAAAACGACGAGGCACCGCAACAGTTTTTAAAATAGACGGAACAGTGTCTTTGTCGGCACCGCGATTTGGCAAGCTTTTATATATTATATCTTGTGAGAGATATTCTACTTCATAATATTCATGACCTTCGCCGTCAAACACCGATAAAATCTCTGCAACTGAAGGGGTGTTTAAGAAAACCTTTGGGAAGGCAACATCAGTTCCAAGAGGAAATGTGTAAGTTCCAATGTCGCCGGATACTACTTCTCCATACATTTTAACACCATAAGATAAAGGATTGCCGGTTGTCTCATCCGCTTGCGCTACTAAAACCTGCGCGTCGGCTGAATTAAAATCCACGTCCTGCGATAAAATAAAAGGTACGCGAGATGTAGAAGAAGCTCTAGTTCCTTCTCGAAGGACTGGTAAATATCGCGTATCGGGTCCGAGTCCTGAAGGATTGGCAGGAACTTGAATATACAAAGAAACTATACCGTAGGCAGTGACTTCAGAGTCATATTTATATCCTAATTGTTTAGCTAAACGTATTACATTTTTTAACTCAATTGCGGAATCTAAAAAAGATTCGGATGCTTGATAATCTAGATAAAAAGATAAAACATCTCCTACGTAAGACACCATATCAACCATCAGTGCTCCAAAAGAAGCATCATTAAAATCTGTAGCAGTGTTTGGGTAATATCTTTTAGCATATTCTATTAACGAAGATTTAATAGAATCAAAGTCTCTCGCTGTATAATCAATAGGGGGGGTGAATTTTTTTACCATCTTTGTCTTTCCATTATGTAATAATTAGATTATCTTGTAAATTCAGAGGAGGTACTGCATAAGATAATACAATAAAAAGATTTTCTTCATCTAAAAATTGTCCATTATTCGCCAAAGGGAAGTCAATATCTATTATTTGCACAAAAGGCATATATTTTTCCACTGCATCCCTAATAGCTCCATCTATTTCAGCTGCTACTTCTTGTTTAGCATGTTCAAAGATAAACTGTTTTAACCCTACTCCAAATTCAGGCATCATTACTCTTTCTCCTGGAATAGTTAAAATAAGATTTTTTAAGTTTTGTTTAATATTGTCTCCAATATTATTAAGCATCTTATAATGAATGGGAAAAGATGTTAATGGTAATGACGGAGAATAACCTTTGTTGCCCATGATGTTTCCTCTACTAACTAATTAGATTTATAAAAAATATTACCCTCATTACTTCTTAAACCTATTCTTCTACGCAATAAGCTTCATCTTCCTCTGCATTAGATTTCTTGTCTCCGGTGCCTTCGCCCAAAGACATGGCAGTTGTCAAAGCTAGATAAGTGGCACCGGCGGCTGTCAAAGGAAAAACAGGGTTTCCTACTGGGAAAGGGATAGGAGGGAATGGTCGCACCCCTATAAATACAATGGGACCGAGCATGGCATCATTGACAAGAGTTTTTTCAGTTTGACTAAAACTGTCTGAGTTATTAGAAGGAACTTCATTTCCCGTTACTTGTGCTAATGTCTCTGAGATGTCTTTGGACGCTTTGATGGCTCCAACTAAAACAGATTGAATTTTTTTACCCTGGATGATGGCTGGGTCCGTCGTCTCGACGACCCCTTTCAATATTTTTAATGCCGTTTTTGCTGCAAAGACAGCAGCATATCCTGTCTTACTAGGGGGATTGCTTCCTCCCGGTCTTGGGTTGTCTGCTGCATTTGACAATGAAAGGAAATTATTTTTCATCTTGTCCAGCGGAGAAGTATCGGCTGATATTTCTCTGAAATCTTTTTTTTCTTTTACCCCTTCAATTATGTTTTTTAAATTAATTTTTGTACCAGAGAACATTCCTGTATCGGATGCGTTGTAAAAGTCTTTTAAAGTTACAAGACTGCTGTATAATCCCATACAATTGATTAATTCGCCGTAATACATACATTCAGAAAATATTTCTTTATATTCAAGGGTTTCCATCAAGGAGCTTTTAAGATCATTAAAAGGAAACTTTTTTTCATCTGAAATAGATATATTCTCAATAGGAACCGACATCCCTTCTATAATTGTGGGTCCTGTTTGTTCATCTGGTGGGTAGAAAAAGTTATTTATATCCTCTTCGTAAGTGACCAAGGGGAGCAAATTAATTTTAGTTGTTTGGACACTTGTGTTGGATACTGATTTTTCTTCTAATTTAAAAGCTTTGTGAAAAATGTTGCGGCTGTGGGTGGGTTCCCTAAATAAATTATTAAGATTATCTTTTATCTCCCCCAGACGCGCTTTATCATCAGCCGGATTTGGAAGTATGGATTGTAATTTATGTTGAAGACCGGGAGGAACATTAATATTTTCAAAATTAGGGAAAATGTAGGAAACCCTAACACCGTATTTCAACGATCCAAAGTATTTCTTATAATCACCAGTAATGACATTATCATTTTTTTCCTTATTCACCTTATTTAAAAGTTGTTGTCTAATAAATGCAGCGTTCTCCAACCATTTTTTAGGATCAGTATACATTTCATAAGATCTGCTAGAATCATCAATGTCTGTTTCAAAGTTAACTTCAGCTTCGGATAAAAGAGCCGACCTTTCTTGGGTGCTTTTTAAAACTTCTTCTTGCTTTAACAAAAAGTTTTCATATGTAGCTTTCATGGCTTCCATATTTTTTTCAAACCATTCTATTCTTTTTTCAGTTATTTTTCGTTGAGTGTCCCAGTGGTTAAATTTTTCTAAAGCCTTTTCAGGTGGGTTCAACAAGCCCTGAATTTGTTCCTTCCATTGACGCCAGTACGGATCCACTCTATTTTCATAATATTTAACTAAACCATCGTAATAGGATTGCAGCCCCACGCCGCGCATGATGGCTTTGTGTCCTTCATTTAGCAAGGCGACCTCGTTTTCAGTACCTCGGCTGCCTGGCGTTGGTATCGGAGTTGTCAGCAGGCTGGAGTCAAGATGGTATGGGACCCAACTTTCGTCGCCGTTGGCTGCTGCCTGCGTTGCCGAACTAAACCCCGAGATGTCACTGTAAAACGAGCCTCCTACGAGAGTGGATATTAATTTACCGAAAAGCGGGTTTAGAAAAAAGAATTGTTTTAGTTTTGCGGTATAGCCAAAGAGATACGGAGAATTTTCTGCCATCCACTTGTCACCCGCTAAATAGTCTTGCATGTTGCTTTCAAAGGCGGTTTTGGCGGCGTCCTCATCAAACAAGTTTTCTAGATAAGAATTGTGGTGGATCCCTGTTATTGCGAGTACAGCCATCCAATACTTTTGTGCAAGCTCGTACCCTGGATATTCTAATCCCCACCATTCTTCGGCATTTTTTTGAACTGGACCTCCGCCAAGAATTTTTGTTAACTCATGGTAATACGGGGACTTTCCTGATACCCATTCGAATATAATTTGATCAGAAAAAATGTGAGGGGTGGCATCCATTGAAGGTTCAGCGTCGAATCGAAAAGTGCTATCTTGAACAATATAATCTTTACCTTTATTGGCACCTCCATCTCTAAAAGTATTCAAATAATCAAGCAAATACTTATCTAACTCAATACCAAGTGCATCTAGCTCCATAATGTACCCGTTTCTTGTTTCTTCGATAGCTAGAAAATTATTTTTAAATGTTGAAGATTCGTTTAAGAGTGTTAATTTATCTTGCATGGCTGCTAGGAAAGGCTCATTATAATCAATAATTTGTTGTTGAAGATGTTTGAATGATTTTAAATTTACAACTCCGGTTTTTGTGCCGACTGGAAAGACTTCATTGTTTTTTAACGATGAATAATCAAAAGAGTTTAATTCAACCACGAAATCTTCATAACCAGGAATATCAAGATTTTCAATACCCGATAGTCCTTCGCTGTGGTATACCTCTAGCCAATTCTTCAACCGCTCGGCTTTTTTTTCACTTTCCCGGGATACACCAATATTGCCCAGGCTGTCGGCTCGCTGTTCTTGATTAAGATTTACTTTTTCATTTGTGTCGCTTAACCATTTCTCAATGGTTGTATTTCTGGCTACTTCTTCAGCAGAGCCTTGTTTCCTTATCCACTGACCCGATTCGTCTTGGAAGTAAGAAGAAGGGGTCTGAGGGTCTATTATCAGCATCTTATACAGGGCAGAGTGAGCTGGATGATACCAGCTTTTGTTTTCTAAGCCGACTGGAGGTGTATATATAGCTTTAATGTATTTTTCTACTACAATACCTCCATAATCATATACATCTTTTGTTTTTTCATTACTAAAATCAAACCTTACATTATCAGTGATTGTCTGAGGAGCTACGTCCATTATCGGAACAAGATCCAACAATTCGTTGGGTGACAATTTATCTGTTGAAGAAAATGTTTGTATAATCCGTTGAAAAATAGGAAAAATATCTTCAAGTGCTTCTGTCAAAAAGAATTTAACTACATCATCAATTTGAGAAGATTCCGAGGAGAAAAAAACAGGCATTGGACGCATTACACTGGCTTCAAGCGGTCCATCTTGACGGATGTGGGCGTATTCTTCTAATATATCGTAGAACACTACTTCAAAATCATCTCCTAGATTCTCAAGTGAAAAGTCCAAAGCATCTTGTAAGATTTTAAAGTTATTCTTATCTTTTAGAAGTGTATCTAAACTTATTTCTCCATAAATGAATATTCCGCTCATCAAAAATTCTAAACATGTTATTTGTAATAACAAGTCTATAGATTCAAAAATTATTGCATTGTCTAATGGTGATCGTGTTGAAATTAAAGGAGAAAGTCCCGAAGTAGTCAAAATATCAAAATATGTTTTGCGTAATTTAATGTTCTCTACTATATCTTCTAAATCAAAAAGATCGGGAAATAATGTTCTATCACCGGGAGGTACTACTTCTTCAGAATAAGCGTCGCCGCAGATAGGCGGTGGCGACGCATTGATGTCGCCTGGTAAGGATGCGATTCTCAACTGCGACAATACACTTTCTTTAAAAAAAGATGAACGAGATGCTTCTTTAGAGACAAGTTTTAGTAGTTGTTGGTTTAAAAGATCGAACAAATAACTTTTAAAATCATTTATTACTTGTTGAAGTCTTTGTGCATTGCCAATGTCTAGTGTATCTTCTTCTCCCAAACCATCTGTTACTATATAATCTGGAAAGTAGTCTTTTATTTGTTCTTTTATAATATTAGAAAACGCTGACGCTTGAATCGTATATCCTGCATCATCATTAGAGATGAAGTCGTATATAGACAAGTCTTTCGTACTTATAACGCTACTGTTGTTGATAACAACCTCATCCGCAATGACTGCTTTTAATTCAATTTTCACCGAATCTTTGGCTTGTAGATTGCCACTTGTTTTCCAAGAGGAATCATATGCCAAAGGTTTATCAGGGTCTATTTGATAAACTTCTTCCATAGGGTAAATTTTTAATTCTACAAAACTAGATGTGCCCGCTGTATCTTCTTCTGTCTGAGGAACGATAAGAATATAAGTGACAGGATTGGTAGAGGTTCTTTCCCAAGTTCCTACGCCTTCGGCAAAAGCCTGTTTTAAAAACTCAATTCTATTTTTTAATCCCAAAACAACTTTTTTTGATTTTGTTGTTGATTCTAAAAAAGAGTCTATATCATTTATTTGTTCTTTTAGTTTCTTTCGTTTTGCTTTGTGATCACCTCTATCGAGGGAATCTCTTTCTAAAGTCAAAGCATCCCGCTTTGCTATCATTTCGCTGATACGAGAGGTTATTTCAGGTGGAGCTACTGTTCGAGAAAAATTATCCGAAACATCTTTATCTACCAACTGCGGTTCTAAAAAGAAAGTGGAGATGTTCAACCCTTCAATAGAAAAATTTCTTATAAAAGGGGAAAAAAAGCTTTCTATAACCATGTTTGTCAAATAAGAAGAGCTTTGATCTTCAGTCATAATTCGATTTAAAATTGCATCCAATTTATCACCAAATATAAATTTATTTATATCTTGGTTAAGCGCTGTATCCATTTCATTTAATAAACTTAAAAAATTACCTTTGCTTTCTTTTTCGCCGTTTAAGGCTGCTTCGGCTAAATCAGTAGGGAAGCGGTCCAATAAATGATTAGTAATTTCTTGGTAGTCCGGTGCGCAATAAGTTGCTTTTGTCTCTTCTTCTTTTTTATCAAATTGAAGTTTTGCTGCGGCTTCGATTAATTGTGATTTCAAAGGTTTAAGAATCAATGCTAAAAACTCTTCTACATCATAAACACTATCCAAGCGGGCGGCTAAAATTGGAAATTCATAACCTATCAAGTACCCTAAAATTTCTAAAATAGCCAATTGCGCTTCACCTTCGGCAAGGGCGACAATTTCCGCTGCGGTGCAGTTTTCTGACACTATGAGAAGAATTTTTCTGACATCTAATATATCTAAATTTTTCCCCTCTGGTAAAGAATTTAAAATATTTTTTATTATTTCATCTTGGTTATCTTTTACGGTATTTTGTATTTTAAGTTCTCCAAAGTCTTTCGTATGTTGTATTGTATCGGGAGAAAACATCAATCTTCTAATGGTATTTATAATATGTTTTAATTGATTACAAAAAGTTTCTACAAAAATCTCTTCGATTGCTTTCATAATCATATCAGGCTGTTGTCCCGTCAAGTCAGTGATGGCTTTCTCTGTTGGGGATTTAATCTCTACTTTACGCAGAGACTTTTTTCCACGCATATCTTCAAGCCTTCCTTCTGCTAATCTTGCTTGAGATTTTAATTGCGAGGACTTTTTAATAAACATTTGCTGTTTGGCGATGGGGTCAGCAACTTGTCTTCCCATCTCTAAAAGTTTATCGAGGGGAACTTTGTTTAGAACATCTGTATATAAAGATTCTAAAGAATTGATACCATCAATAGTTTGAAAGATTTTTTGTAAAGTAGGGTCTTCTATTTTAGAATAAAGCGATTTCTTAGCGTCGGAGGCAAGTCCTCTAATATCAGGGCTAATCTCTCTCATTATTTTATTGTTAGAAAACAATGTTTTAGGTCCATCTAACTTACGATCGATTTTGTTTAAAAACGATGCAACTTCGTTATTTTGGAAGTTTATTTGATCAAAAGTTGTATTAGATGGCTGGAAGTCAGGCATTTTATAGGTATATTTGAATAAAAAGTCAATCCATTTGTTTTTGCCTCCGAAGGCTTTGTTGTCTATATCTTGCGCCATTAGGTCTAGATTCATCAAGTAAAGCATTGTACGGGCGCGTTTAAAAGTACTATTGTTTTTTACGCCCGTTTTGTTAAGATCTATCATCCCTCGGAAGATACGTTCAGAAATACTTGCATTGCCTGACCCGTCCATAAGATTAACCGCCTCTATCTGTTCGAGGGAAAAGTTATTGCGTCTATTAAAACCAAATTTTATGATTGTGCTTTCGTTTATCTTATGGTATTTACCGGCTGCATTGTCGCCGAAGAATCGTAGCTCGCTGTACACGGGATCGTTTTTAATCGATTCAAGATTTACCCAAACCTTCTTTAAAAATTTTATTTCCTGTTCCATATCTAATCGAACAGTATTTTCTTTAACGAGTGGCGTTAGTTTTCGAAAATATTCAACTACCTTCTTATAGCTCTCTTCTAGAACCTTCCACGATCTAAATACTCCTACATGCGTAGAGACCACTTTTGGAACGATTTCATAAGGATCGATATAGGCTTTAGGAATCCTCACTAAAGCTTTATAGAACGAGTTAGGTCGGTTCGAAACGTTTTCTTTGATAACTTCGGATCTTTGTTCTTTCATAAGATAGTCGGCTATCTTCTCTGCTTTAGAAAGAGCAATATTTCGTTGTTGCTTATCAGCCAATACCGCTATTGCATTAATGATACATTGACGGTTTATGTTTTTCAGCTCTTCTAGTTTTTCCGAGGGTATTTTGTTTTTATAAGAATTTATATGAACATAATAATATAATGTGTCGTCATACATCGTATTGTCTGGTGAGGAGCGCCATGCAGTGTCTTTAGGTAAATTTTCTATATCAGTCGGGTTACTTAAAACAACATCTTTTACTACAAAAGAATTCTGGTCTTGAAAATCGCTTGAGCCCACTGTTAATATCTTGCTTAAATCTATCCAATATTCTCCTTCTCTAGTTGGTTTCCCTGTTGTTCTTAAAATTTTAGCATCTGGGATAACAGTAGGGTCGCTCGCGGTATCTGCATAGACATTATTTTGTTTATCGAAATCAGGTATATCTTCAATTTTTGACCAGCCGCCGCTAAAATCTCGCTCTGCGTCGGGATCATCAGGTTGTCTTGCGTAGTCTTTGTTTTTATCAAGGACTTTAATTTTACCTATCCATCTATTTTCTGAGTTGTTCAAAAAGTATCTAATGCCGTCCCAAGAAACTAGAGTATAATTTTTTAAATGGAATGGAGCTTTAGGGTTCTCAGACTCCTGGGCAAACCAATAGTTCAAAGTGTTAGACGCATTCACAACAGGTTCAGCGGTGTCGCGGAATCTAATATTAAACACATAGTGATTGTCACCAGCTTCACCTGTGGTATAATCTGTTCGCTTCCCAATAAAATCTACTAATTCCGCCATTGTTTATCCTAACCTAATGATTTTATTATATATCATAGAGTAATTAATTTGTATTATTATATTCACTATTAATATATTTCTTTCCGCTATCTTTTAAATACTTCATTTCAAAACCGATTAAATTGCGTTTGAATTTTTTTGTATCTTCATCCACAATTTCTTGTAAATTTTTCATGTTTAAAGGTCCGTCGAACATGCTTAAATTGTTTGACGGGGCACAATCGTCGCCCCAGAAAGGACTTACATGAACGTGATCTTGTACTGCTTTATTGAATTTCATTTGGAATAGCAAGAAATTCTTTACTATATTATTTAAATCGTGAATGTGCCGAGTTAAAGATTTTAATCCTAAAACAAGATTTTTTCCTTTCACTAGTGGTTGCAAATCATCATCATTGTTATTAGCAATTAAATCGATTCCAAATTGAGGCAAGTCTATTGGACCCCCTTTAGAGTTTTTTTCATCACTATCCGGCACGTTCTTTGTAACTAGCTTTATTCCTTCCCTAGAGATTATCCTAATTCCATCAGCTTTTAATGCTATAGCAGACCTATCGGTATAGTGCCCTACTTTGCCGTCTGCCAGACCAAAGCTTTTATCAATATCAGTATTTTGAGATACATATATTCTAGCGGCGTCTTGGTGGAACTCTGGGTCTAAATAAAGATGTTGATTGTTCTCATCTGTCTCAGGGACTGCGCCACTCCATCTTCCTACTACAATATCAATAGCAGAGCTTTTAGCTTCTCCTTGCATCCCTTTGCCTTGCAAAGCTGTTCCTGTTCGGTCTCGCCCCAGGACAATATAAGCATCATTCTTGCCTTTAATAACCTTTTCACAAGGAAGCTGATTGAATCTGGCGATTGCCTCTCTTAACTCAGCACCTGCAATGCCTGTTTGGTGAGGCATTGAACGTGACTCCTGGTTTGAATAATCTGTCTTTTCAGGCTCTGCCATGCCTTCATAAGGATTGTTTTGTTTAAATTGAACCATGTTGAAGCTCCTTGGCTTTAAATAAATTTTTCATAAATGCCTGTACCGGTTTCATACTTCTTACCTCTATCTTTAAGAAGAGCTTTGGGAATGCTACTCATCCATTGTTTCCAGTTGATGTCGCCGTTATTACCCCAGATGTCTCGACCGACTTTAACATAGTTAGCTTTTTTATAATCTGGGAGGAAAGTTACATTTTTTGCTCCTGTTGGTGTCTTATCAGAGGTTAGAGCTAACGCACCGATGGCAGCAAAATATGCGTCTGGACTAGTCATTCCTAGCGCTCTGCCCAAACAATAAAACTCTATAAAGCAACCGTCGTTGTCTTGCCACCTGTGATGTCCCACAATACCATGTTGGAAAGGCTTTTCTACTTTCCATGACAAGCGACTTTCAAAAGTAGATGGTTGTCCTTTTTTCCACGAAGACATATAATTTCCATTTTTAAACAAAGGCGGCTTTAATGGATTAAATCTTCCCCAAACAAAAACTTTTTCTTTTGAAGACCCGCCCAGTTTTGAGCTATGTAGACCTGTTCCAATCTTCTTGGTCGTATCATTAAGAACAGCAGGGAAAACGATACTTAAAGATAATTCTTTCTGTGGTTTTGATGTACCTACCAGCCATTTGATCGTCTCCCAGACTTTTAAACATTGTTTTTCTCCTGGGAGCGTGTAATTTTTCCCAGGATACAAGCCTAAAGATTTTACTTTGCCGTTGCCGAATTTACCACCAATGTTGCCATCAGGTCCCAAGATTTTAAGACCTCGTTGGTCTATAATCGCTTTCTTAAGCAGCGTAGAAGATGATGGGATAGCACCAAGATTAGATACTTCGTAGCCGATAGCATTAGTACTAGCCCAGTTGGCATGAAGGGCGGGAGAATTAGTCGGAAGCTGTTGGATGATTTCTCCTGCTCGACCGCCGTAAAAATGCATCCAGCCGGCACCATCTTTATTTCGTTTTTGGGAACGTTCATAATTTTCTTTAGCTACATGGTAAGCAGGTTTGGATTTTCCTGTCTCGTGGATTACGAACATGGTGGCTTTTAGGGCAGTATTATATTTGTTTTTCTTCCATTGAGGCTTTTGAGAAGGATATTCTATAGTTCCTGGAGGTGCTTTAGGAACTGGTTGCGATTTTCCGGGAGGTGCTGTATTTTTATTGCCCTTGGTGTTCTTTTTCGAAGATGGCGGGGTAGGTGTTGTCCCAGAGGGGGTTTTAGCACAATCATTTTTAGGTTGTGTGGGGTCGGCTTTCTTAGGAGTAGTTTTTGTTGTCGGTGGAGCGGTTGCGGGAGTGGGTTGTGGTTTAGGAGGAGTAGATCCGCCGCCACCGCCGCTGGGAGTGCCCATGTTGCCCATCGCCATTGCCCGGTGTTGGGCGCCGGTGGAGCCCGGTCCTTGATTAGGAGGAGGGATAACCGCCGCTACGGCGGTGGGAGGTGTGGCTTCAGCAGGTGTCGGTGCTTGAGACGTATTTGTAGGGGTGGGCGTACTAGGAGGAATGGTGATTTTAAGAGCTGCCTTACTATATCCTGTTTCTTGTACTTTTAAAATTAAATTATTATCGGTCCAATATTGCAACACCGTTTCTGGTGAGGGGAGTGGTGTTCCGAAGGAGGCGGCTGCGCCTGTGGTTAAAGCTCCATACCAGCTATCAACCTGGGGAGTGGTAAATTTAGAATCCATCTGAAATTTTATCCAATATTTCATCTTTGAGGCTTGGTGTTGCGTTAAATTATTCTTTTTCCGCCATGCTTTCCAATATTCTTGAAACCATTTTTTTTCTCTCGAACTTTCAACTGCTACCCACATCCAGCGACGATTATTATGGTAATCCCAGTGAGTGGAATCTACTGGAACGGCAGACAAATTTTTATAACTGTCGTAATATGTCCCGCCTTGTCGTGTGGATTTGGCGGAACCATTTTTGTAAGTTCCCCAACCTCCATCTTTAATTTTTCCTTTTACAATTAAAGAAGCTATGATAGCATAAGCAAAATCATAACTCAATTTTACCCCTTTTCCCGCGAATGCGACCGCTGCGTCGGCGTCAGACATGCGTCTTCGCGATCTTCGTTTTTTGCGCCACTTCATAAAACTTCTCTTATGATTAGCGGTAACATAATCCGTCATTATTTGTTGATGTTGAGCGTTATTTTTATCTATTGTGGGAAAGATTTTAATCCCAAAATCTACCGCTTTACCTGTTTTGTGTTGAGACCCTGAAGCGTGTGCCTTATAGGTCGCTCCTCCGTTTGGCGTGTAGTATATCTTCGCTCGTACACCAGGCCAATTGGAACAAATTTTAAATTGCTTTTGAATCCACCCTGATAAAGCCAGGTCTTGAACGTAATATTGCATTACCTGCATGGAAGCTAAAAGATAATTTATATTATTCAAAAGGTTTTGGTCGCTGTTAAAATAATCCCGGCTCGTTGTTCCGCCCTGAATAATTCCTTTTCCGCGAAGCCGGGGTGTTAAGTGACTATATATGGGGTAGTTGCGAAACCCGGCGTTGGGTGGTGGGGAGATATGTCCTGTTTTATTATTACCGGGATGAGTATTTTGACGTTTACTACTGCCGGGGGGAGGGTTGGTTTGCTGGTTTTGTTTTTTGCATTCGTCTTGTAACGATTTAGTGCCAGATTGCCCAGTCCTTAAAGGTCTTTTATAAATGGGCATTTGGGGTCCATCTTGCCCCTTCTTTATCCAATCTACAAGTACTAAACTGCCGGGCGCAGGAATACCATACTCAAATACTCTTTCGGACTCAGAAATGAATTGGGTATGCTGAGTAATATAATAATTAGAAACTGAATCTACTTCATCTATATTACCAAACTGAGTCGGGAAAGGGATCCAAGCGTGAATGTCCGGTTGCGGGAATGAGCCTGGTGATGGGTTATTAGGGGCTCTAGGAAAAATATCTCGGGCGACGCGGGCTGTTACAATCATTTTTCTTATACCAGCGACCGGATTAGGTATCTTTACTTTTTTAGAATTAGAGGAGGCGGCGGCTTGATATCTTACTTCTTGGGATTGCAACCTAGATAGCCAATCATTATCTCCTGTCTTGGGGTGCGTACCTTCTTGGATTTCTACCCGCAAAACAAACGCAAGATAAGGTCCGTGATCTAAAATCTCATCTTTTTCTGCCAGCAAATCTAAAGCTCTGCTTACAAATCTTAAGCCATCTTCGCTTTGTCTTTGTTCCTCTAGTGCTCTGCGAAAAGATTTAGTACCCATGTTTAGTCCTCGCTGTTTTGAATAAGAGAATATAAATCTTCTTTGATGTCAGGTGTAAGACCTACTTCTTGATTATTCTTTTTGTATAACAAGGTGGATAATTTTACTAATTGCTCATTAGAGCGTTGTAACGTTTCAAGGTATTTGGCGGCTGTGAGACCTACTTCTTTATGACGAGCTTCTTCTACTTGGATGTATTTCATTAGATCCGCCAGCAACGTTAAAGCCAAAGCTCTATCGTTTTTAACGTTTTCTAAAGCCGCATCGAGACAATTTTCTAAATCAGAGCCTGCCATTTATATATCCTTGTTATAATCTTTTTTAAAATTTCTATATTTCTCTCTTAATCTATTCAAATTATTAACCACTTGTTTAGTATTAAGATTTGTCAATTCTCTTATATGCATATAAATAGCTTTTTTATTAAAAATTTCTAGTTCATCTACATTATCGAAGAGATCAATAATAGCATTTAAAACTTTTCTTTCGTTTTCTTTTAATTTTTGTTTTTCCCACGTATCGAATTCTTTCATCAAGGATTGCCAGAATTCGTATTTTTCTCGTTTTTCTAAATAAGCATTCTCTTCTGATAAGAATTGTTGTTCTATTTCTCCTACAGCATCTTCATAGTTTATCTCTTTCTTAAGGTTTTTAGAGTTCTTTTTTACCTTATGGATGAACCAATTTTTTGTTATAACACTAAAGTAAGAAAAGGCTTTGGAGCCTTTTTCAGGGTCGAACTTGTCTAAAATGGTAGTAAGCCATATCTTACATTCATCCTTAAGCACATCAATGTTAGGTAGTGTAGTAAACTTATAGGTATAAGTAATCTTGTCTACCATCTCATCGAAAACAGGACCAATGTATTGAACATAAAGGTCAGTTCTTACTTTTCTGCAATCTGTTAAGGCGTACTCAACTATCGCTTTCTGGTGAACTTCGGTAAAGTATAGATTTTTCTTCTTCCGGCGTTTGCGTGTCTTCGGTTTCTCGCTCAAATTCTTCTTCCTCTTGTGTAATAAATTTTTCTTGGAAATCATAAATTTCGTTCAACAAGGAACGTGAATGTTTTATTAACCCTTGGAGGGTTTGATCTCCGTAAAACATTTCTAAACTGTGTATACTTTCAACATGTTGTTCATAGCTTTCAATTTGTGAGTATAAATCATCAAAATTTGCCGTTATATCATTAATCTGGCTTGTTAGTTTTTTAATATACCACACAAGAAGCCCTACTACAACTATCGACGAAGACAACAAGAAAGGAAGCAAGCCCACAACAAATGCTATGAGAAGTAAATTAACAATAACAGAAATAGCTAAAATTATTTTATTCATTTATATTCCACATCGCTTAATTTTTTTTGTTCTTCCTTCAGAGCTTTTCTAAACTCTTCTATGTTTTTTTTTACCAATTCCCCTGGCTTCTTACCTTGGTTAATTGTTTCTCTCTCTTTGATAATTTGAATAGAGATTGGAGGCATCCTTTCTATAGCAATATCTCGTTCACAATCTTTTGTACATTGCGAACAAGATATTAATTTTTCAGACATCGAATGAACAATTTCAAAAACGCGAGAGCAGGTTTCGTCTACACATTTATAAAAATATTTAGGCATCCTCATCTTCTTGATAAAATTCTGTTGTATTTAATTCTATCTTAGGTGGGTTGACGCAAACAATTTCTTCTCCTTCTAATTCGAAATTAAGTTCTTGCAGCATAGGCATGATATCACTTTGTTCCATGAGGGATTTCTGAAGGCACATCATAAGAGTACCCATTCCTTGATTTGAAAGTTTCATTTGTTTCTCCTTACCATTTGAAATTCTCTTTATAAAACTCAACAAGCTTTATAATCTCTTCGTCAAAAACCTTTGTAGGTTTCCAGCCGAGTTGTCTTAACTTATCGCCATTCAAAGCGTATCTTACATCTTGTCCAGGGCGTTTGTGATTTAAGTCCACGTAATCTTTCCATTTTACATCATTATTATAGTATGCTTCGATGACTTTTTTAACAGTTAAATAATTCTTCTGCTCGAAGTCTCCGGGAATATTGAATATTTCATCTGTCTTTCCAGACTCGACGATAGTTGTAACTGCTTCTGCTGTATCGTCTGCGTGAAGCCAGTTGCGGATTGGTTCGCCTCCGTCGTGAAGCATAATCTTTTTTCCTCGTTGGAGGAGCTTCACACACAAAGGAATAAGCTTTTCTGGATATTGCCCTTCGCCATAGTTATTTGTGGGGCGAACAATAACATATTTTACGCCGTAAGTCCTTGCCCAAGCCAAGATAAGCATGTCTGACGACGCCTTGGAGGCTGAATAAGGGTTACTTGGGATAAGAGGGTCTGTCTCTACATGCTCGCCTTCGGTGATGTCTCCATAAACTTCATCAGTGCTGAAGTGAAAGAATACGGGGCGCTTCATGGTGTTATCTGGTTTATTTCGTATAAGATCGAGCAGGTTTTTAACTCCATTTACGTTTGTTTCGATAAAATCACTACTATCAATGATGCTATTACCTACGTGAGATTCCGCAGCAATATTAATAACATAATCACAATCTGGTAAAGATTTAAGTTGAGCAATATCTTCTTCTAGGAAGGTAAAGTTAGAATCCCTCTTAAATAGCTCTAGAAACGATTTGTTTGCCGCATAGGTGAGGTTATCTACCCCATAGACCTTCCATCCCTTAGAGAGGCACTTACGGGTGACGTATGAGCCAATTAAACCTAGACATCCTGTAATAACAACGAGTTTCATATTAATCTCCTTTAATCACTCTATATGAATCTGAATCAAAATGTTCTGTTGAAAACTCAAACAGTTGTGATGGCTTAAGCGCTATCATTTGATGTCGTAGACCTGGATAGACGTAAAAGTTGCCTCCTGGTTTGAGTATAATCTCTTCTGCTTTTTCTATATCATCTTGGTCGGAGAATTTTACTATTAACTCGCCAGATTGAAGATAGAACACTTCATCTTTTAATTTATGATAATGCCAAGAGCATCTTTTACCTTGATGGAAAAATAGCAATTTTCCACAATATTCTTTTTTATTTACAATCCATTTTTCGTAACCCCAGCCTTTTTCGACATGAGAGATTTCAGGAGCCTGATTCAAAGTAGACATGTGCGTTTATTCCTTTATCATCAATGTAAAAATCCCCGGCTGGTTTGCCGAGCATTAAAGTGTGGTATTTAGCTTCCCACGAAGCAAGTTGTTTTTCTGTCATCTCGTAAAACTGGGCAATAGCTTTTTCAGCATCATTGTTGTGCCGACCCATTCCTCTGGCTGTAAGATAAACAATGTTGTGTCCATCATCATAAAGCTGATTAACTATCTTTATTCTATTATGCAAAGGAACGGCTTTGGTATAATCATTACCAGGAGATTTTTCACAAATGGTTCCATCGATATCAACTACGTATGTCATTGTTCGCCTCCAAGATGTTGGTTGTAGAATATGTTCCTATTCTATCAAAAAATAAAACTTTGTTAACCTTTTCCTCTCCTACCACGCGCTTGCCTTGCCAATCCGATCCAACAATCATGATATCAACGCCATTTTCTACTAATCGTTGCCCAAGCTCTTCGTCGGATGAGAACATTACTACTTTATCGATATATTTAATAGATTCCAAAAAAAAGGACCTGTCTTCCTCTTTGTTAAAAGGTCGATCAGGTCCTTTGTTTTCTTTTACTCTTTTATCTGTATCGATACCTACGACAAGATAGTCGCCTTGAGATTTACAAAATTTAAAAAGTTCTATGTGTCCGCGATGAAGTATGTCAAAACAACCATTAGTCCAAATAACTTTCATTTAGTAGTTAGCATACCACGGGGAATCAATAATCTTATAGGCTTTTATTAGTTGTTCAATACTTGTGTCAAGGTCATAGAGGCATTCAAAGCCCTTGTCGTAGATCTTTTGACTGCTTACGATATAATCTCTTACGTCTGGATCTTTGGTAAACTCTGCTTTAATGATCTCAAGAGGAGTATGTTCCGCAATCTTTTCGGCTAACTGAAGTTTGTTCATATTCATGGCGTCGTGTCCAAGATTATAAGTGTTGTTTTTACAGTCATCCCAGTTGTCAATAAGAAACTTAAACGATCGACATACGTCCCATATGTGAACATAGTTTCTCATAAACTCACATTCATAGAGCACAAGGATTCTATCACGCAAAGCTCTTAGAACAAAATTATTTACTAATAAGTCAGTCCTCATTCTACTTGAAGGTCCACAGACGGTGGCTAAACGAAAAGTCGCGCAGTTTTCAGTTTTTTTAAAAATGGTCTCGGCATCAACTTTTGTTTTTCCATACAAAGATACAGGGTTAAGAGGCGATTCTTCTGTCACTACAGAACCATCGACGCTTTTGCCATATCCCGAGTTAGTGCAGGGGTATAAGACTATTTGATCAGACGACTTTACATTCGATAGCCAAGCATTGGATTGGAAGTTAACTTCAACAGCTTCTTTTGGTCTTTTATCGCACAAAGGAAAACCGACTAAGGCTGCGAGAGGGATAATAATGTCTGACTCGTTTAGAAGGGTTCTAAATAACTTCGTATCTCTAACATCTCCTTTGACAAAATCAAAATTTTTGTCCGGGACATATCTCAATAAAGAATCTCCTCCGTAAAGAAGGTTGTCTAGAACTGTTACCTTGTGGTCAGGAAGAAGAAATCGAACTAATTCGCTTCCAATATATCCTGCACCACCTGTGATTAATACTTTAGCCATGCCTTACCACCTTATTTTTCTTGTTAGAATATCTTTCAACATTACCCAGTCACACGCTTTAGCCCACAAGGGGTTGGAAAAAGCAGCAGGCTTGTTTTTCTCAAAGAAGAAATGCCCGCTCCAAGCGAAAGGATAAACTATGAATGGTGTTAATAATAGCACAAACCAAAGTGAATGTAAAACGCAAAGAGTTGCGAATGTAACGGTAGAGGCGTTCCCAAGGACGTGCAATCTTCGATTCCACTTGTTTTGATGTAGTGTTAGATAGTGCTCGTAATATTCTTTAAATGACATTTACCCCTCTCTTTTGTACAACTTGTGTAGCGCATTCATTAGCAAAAATTATTGCTTGTGTAGTATCTTTATTTTTAAGATAATCCGAAACAAAACTTGCGAGAAAAGTATCTCCAGCTCCGCTTAGATCTTTAATCTCCACCTTTTCTACTGGGAATATATCTCCTTTGTAGCGGCAACCTTTTTCGCTTAAAGTTACGATGAGTTTATCATCAAAAATATGATCTAAGTGTGAGATTTTATTAAAAGTTTTCTCATATTCTTCTTCGTTTATTTTAATCCAAGTACAGTCTTTTGCCCAGCGCCCTAGATTTTTTTTCGTATCCATAAAAGTCAGAGGATGATCATAACAAATCTTTTCGATATCTTCTTCTGTCAAAAATCCCTTGTTGTAGTCCGATATTACAATAGCGTCGTATTGTTTAAGAAAATCTTTATCAAGATGCTTTTCTTTAACTCGCTCTAGTTTTTTATCATCCGTATCTACTCGTAAAAAAATATGATTAGTCTTTTTGTCAACGTATCGTGTTTTAGTAATTTCTTCAATATTATGAAGAATATCACAAGTGGTCCCAAGCGACTTTAAATTAGCAAAAACGTTCATAGCCATGCCGCCGTTGGTGGTTTTGTTCTGAGGAACGAAGACTGGTATGGGGGCTTCTGGAGCTAGACGGTTGCAATTTCCATAGATATAGACATCTTCGCAGGCGTCTCCAATGACTAAAACCTTCACTACCAGCTTACTTCCCAATCTTTGAAATCTGCGGCGAGGCAATCAATTTTGTAGTCTTTTCTGCCTCCGACAATCTCTTGGATTTTATTTTTAGCAGTATTTCTAATTCCATTAATCCCATGAGTTAATTCAAGATTGTTACCGTCTTTAATACCTTTGCGATAATTGGATTCATTGTGCCAAATATGTAAGTTCATCTGTGAAAGAACAACAATTGCTCTAATTGTTTCGGCAGTAATCTCTCCACCTTCATCTAAAGATAGTTGAATATCGTGGACGATGGCGCTAATCTCTTGTGCGTATTCATTTTTGTGCTCGGGGATAAACACTTCTTTTAATTGAACAATAGAGAGACGATCTATAAGCTCGGATAGTGTGGGTAAATATTTTCTATTAGTCATAATTTTTCCTTTGGCGTTAAAAGAACGGAGCCGCTTCTTGAGTAACAAAAATTGGAAAACCAGCCTTCTGCATGTCAGCGAAATATACTATTTTATCTTCTTTTTCTATACCCTCTTCATTGTCCCAAGAGGATTCAAAACAAAAATAAAGATGATCAGTATGATTTTTAATAATGTCCAAATCCACAAAGGTTTCGGTTTTATAAGAGTCGAAGCCAAAATAATTTAACCCTTTAGAAGGGTCGTCGAGGTCGTTATATTTTACATAACCGCAACCAAATAATATATTTTCTTTATTTTTCTTAAATCTTTTAAATCGCTCTGACTCAGTTGGTTTGACATTTCTAAGTTTAATGGCTATTTGTTCTGCCCAAGTAAGAATGACCATTTTTTCAGGCATTGTATTTCCACTATTCATGGCGTGATACATGTAAGGATCTTCGCACAAATAACCATATTGCTCAGGAAGGAGCGACACTAAAGAAGAGTCGTAGTATTCTTTAAAAGCTGCTTGCAGTTCGAACTCCGGGAAACCAGGGGGTCGATCTTCTGGTTTTGTTGCTATACACTGGTGTACAAAATCTTCAAACAGTTTAATAGTGTGTTCATTGGAATTAAAAGCGAGAATCCCGCCGCCTTGGTGCAGAATGTCATAATTATCTAATCGCTCCTCTAAATCGTGTAGAAAGGGTCGGAAAATGATTATATCACCATCTAGAAATAAAACTTTCTTACCTTTATTCTTCTTTAGAACTCTTAAATAATGAGCCATGCGATGAGTCATTAAGTCTTTAAACTGAGGGTCATGAGTTGCGCCGCCGATGTTTGGAAGAGCCCCCTTTTCAGTAAAAAGGATATTAACCTCTGCTCCTGGGTGGTGACCTACAATACTGGGGAGTAGAATTTTTTGTATTAAATACAGATAAGAGTTGGTCGCAAAAACGTTTATATCAATCATTTATTTTCTCCATTGCGGTAATAAAATAGTTAACACTTTTTTCTAAACCCTCGTCCAAAGATGTATTTAAAAAACCTTTGTCTCCTAAATGTTTTAAAACTTTAGCAGTGTCAATTTTTTTCTCTTTAACTCCGACATATTTAGACAAATCACGCTTTACTAGATTATAATCATAGTTGTAACATTTGCAAATTTTTTCTGCGAACTCGTTTATTGAATGATCTGTACCTGAGCCAAGATTGAATACTTGATTTTCTTCTGATAAAAGATTTATCATGGCGGATACGGCGTCATCGACATAAATGAGTTCTCTTCTTTGATTGCCATTACCCCATATTACAAAATCTTGCTCATTATATTTTGCGTTATAACAGTTTCTAATAAAATCAAAAATAAAATGATTATCATCTAGTTCGAAATCAGATCCATATAAAGTCGAAGGAACAAAATAAAGCCACTTGAGACCGAATTCTTTTTGAATTGACTGAAGTCCTAAAAGGAGCATTCGTTTTGTCATGGCATATGTATAAAGACTCGGTTCTGGCTCCCCTGACAAATAATTATCTTCAGTCATGAAAATATCTGGTGTGTAAGAACAGCTCGTTCCCATACAAATCATTTTTGCTTGTGGTTGTTTTTCAACCCAATATGCCAAAATATTAGTATTAATGATTTGATTTTTTAGCCACTGGTCTCCAGGGTGTTTTAAACAATAATCTCCTGCTTTCGTAACGGCAGCAAGGTGAAAAATATAATCAAACTTAATATTTTTAAAAACATCTAGGTTATTGATATTATTAAGATTTGCTGTTCTAGTGTTGGAAAAATATATGTCCCAACCTAGATTGTCTAACTTTGGAGTTAAATGTCTTCCAAGAAAACCAGTTGCGCCTGTAACTAAAACCTTCAATCAATCACCTCAAGTTTCGGAAAGGGAATGATAAACTTAACCCCTTGAGCGATGATGTCTTTGTTTTTGTTTAAAATTTCTTTTGCAAAATTATGAGACAAGAGAAGATAGTAATCTGGTAAGTCATCTTTTGTTTCCTGACAGATGGGAATATGCGATTGAGGTAAGAAATGACCAATTTTCATTGGGTTGATTTCTACTGCCTTGTCTACAAGGGTTCTATCAATGCCGAAATAATTGAGCAAAGTATTTCCTTTAGCAGGGGCTCCATAAACATAAACACTTTTATTTTTGTTCTTGATATCAGTCAACAGTTCTCTTAAAGCATGTTTATTCTGCTTTACGCTTTCCGCAAACTCTAAGGTTCTTTGAATTGAATATTCGTTATCTTTTTCTAGTAACTCTAAAAATCTATCTGTCTGCACGTTTAAATCGCTGTGATTGTGACAAATCTTGGCTATAATAGAGCCACTATGAATGTCAGAGGCGTAGGCATCAAAGATCTCCATTCCGTAGGGTTTAAGAAGGTTATTCAAGCTTCTAATAGTATAGTAGCACAAGTGCTCGTGATAAATCGTATCGAAGTTTCCATTCTCGATCATCGCTCCGGCATACATGAACTGAACGACCAAAATACCGTCATCACGGAGGGAATATTTAATACCCTTAATAACGCTATGAAGCTCTTCTAGGTGAAAGAACACGCCGGAAGCATTATAAAGCTTGACTGTCTTTTCTCCTAAATGCTTTTTAGCACTATCTTCGTTAAAAAATTCATTGACTGTTTTTACGCCGGCATCTCTAGAGATGCATGATACCCTTTTAGCTGATTCTATATTAAGAACATTGTTAACGCCGGCTTTTTTGTATTGTAAAAGTTGACTTCCGTCGTTCCCGCCGATATCGACCACTAGGTCATCAGGTTGCATTCTAAATTGTTTAACGTTTTCTTCAGCTACTTCATAAAAGTGATTTACCAAAGTTGTAGTCATGCCCGAAAGATATTGATGGTCAGCGAACATAGTCTCTTTGGGGACGGTATGATCAAGCTGTAATAGCTCGCAATCTTCACAATAACATAAGCGAAGAGGATATTTCTCTTCTGTGCCGACTCTTTCTTCTGTTAAGAAATCATTACACCAAGGTTGATTTCCAAGGTCTAATACCAAGTTTATTTTTTCTGATTTGCAGCCTCTACATTTCATTTCCATTGTTCTCCTGAAGCTATTAATTGAATAAAATTATTGGTTGTATACTTCATCGCTTTGTTATAAGCGTTTTCAATAATAGTTTGATAATCTTCCCAATTATTGATTATGTCAATAATTTTATTTCTCAAGTCGCTTTCATTGTTAAAATAGATGAATTCTGTTTCAGGTTCATAATAATTCTCCATTATATTCCAAGAATCTTTCTGTACTAAATTTAATGTTCTAGAGATAGCCGCTTCGTGGGCTCTTGTTTTAAATTGAGGCATCACGTTCCATTTGTCTACCTCACTAAATGCTTTGTTTTCCATCCACTTGTTATAAGATTTTATAGCTGGAATGTGTGAAGAGGCTATGTGTACTAGATTATAACATACTGAAATTTTACTTTTAGCTACTAAATTTATCTTTTCTTGAAAATTTAAATTTACATTAGTAGCAAAAGGCAGGCACTGTTGAGTCATTTGATTTATATGGCTAGTCATGGTAACATATCTATAGTTAAACTCTTTCATGGTCAAAAGACAGTTGTAGTGTTCTTGACCGTGAATACCTCCATGATAAATGACATCATATTGTTTTTCACAATTTTCAGGTATAATCTTGGAATTGAAAGGATAAAATATTGGCTTGTATTCTCTATTCAGATCGAAGTTATTAAGCCAATCGCTGCTATATGGACATATAGAGTAAACTTCGTTGAAATATTCTTCATACTTCAGCCCTGTTTTATTATTGTGAGGTTTATATTGGGCGAACTCGCATGGCGCCCAGTTGTTAAAATAAATTCTTCTTTTAAAGTCTTTATATTCATCATGTAGTTGAGCATTCGCAGAAGCATTAAATCCGTACATCAAAACAGCATCATGAGAATTTTTACTAAGTTCATTCAACTTCCAGTGATGTGCGTTTGTATCTGGAACTTCTATGGATAAATCCTCAACTATTTTCACTAAACGGCTCCTCGTTGGCTAGTGTCTATCTTATATTCTTTTATTAAAGGTGTGAGTTCTTTTTGATATTCGCTTAAATTCCACTTGCCTTTTACTAATGCTGTGGCTACGTGTGGAAATATACTTGAGTCATAGTGGTACATCCCGCGCTTGGTTTCGCCATGATAACAGAAAAGACCTTTTATATCAAGGTCTTGACACGTTTTTGTTGCCTGCCACTCAAAAGAATTTTCATAATCCATATTTGCGATATGCAGGTTAGGTCCATGTTGATGAATTTTTTCTAGATCTCTGGTTCTCCACAATGCTGCTTGATTGGTATAGAAATAAGGAATAGAATGATGAAGCTCGAAAAGATCTTTCCTTCCTTGATAGGAAGGAAAAGGAATGTTTATTATTCCGCCTTTTATAAACCTAACAAAAGACAGGTGAGGGTCGTTTTTTAATACCCCCATATATTCTTTTATCGAATCTTCTATAATGTCATCATAGAGAATGTAATCTTCCGAAATATAGATACAGTATTCTTCTTGGACTTTAGAAATCCCTGTTAAAAATTGATCTCTATATTTTTTATCCGTATCATAGTGTATTACTTCATAATCATCTGGCAATATATCATCTGTTTTATCAACAAAAATGTATTTTTTTGTAAAGAAAGAAGAAGGGGTGTGTTTTTTAATCTGGGTGAAGAACATATCCCAAATATCTTTATTTTTACTAATAGTGTTTATAACAAGAGCTATTTTATTCATAATTTTCCAAACACCATTTTAAAGCATCTTTAGCATGTCTTGGCGTGAAGCCGGCTTGTTTCAGTTTTTCATTAGATAAAATAGTATTTACACGTTTATTTTCTTGTAAGCTCAGAGTATATTCATAAGATGCGGAAGTGACTTCTAGTTCAGGTAAAAGATATTCTTTTATTCCCAGGGCGATTTCATATGGTGTGACTACACCATCGTTAGAACAATTATAAATACCTGTCTTATTGTTATCTACCAAAAAGTTCAACATGTCGCAAAAATCTTCTACACAGGTGATGGAATTAGGCTCCTCATGGGCAAATATTTGTTTGTAAT